ATTGCTGCTGCACGTTTAGTTTCTTCATTAACTATACGTTTTTGTAATTTCTAGAAAGCACTAATAATAGAATCTGTTCCCGCAATTGCTTCTGCGCTTTGTGTTTCTCCATTATATGTCCAATTATCTAATAATAAAGATCCGACTTTTGCTGTATTATAAGTAAAAGCTCCAGAAGTTGAAGTTAATCCTGCGGAAATTATAACTGTACCATCTAAAATAGTTCCTGCGCTTCCAGTTAAACTAATTGAAGGTAATGTAAATGAAATATCTGCAATACTATTAATATGACCAAATTTATCTGCTTGAATATGTGGAATCTTAAATCCATCTCCATATTGAAGAGGATTATGTGCTGCAGTCTAATTACCTCCTTCAAATATTGTTGTAGTATCTGGAGTTGCATGGCCTATGGTAATTGTATCTGTATCTGCATTTCCTGCCAATAAAGTCCATCTATCACCTGCCGCAATAGTAAAACCATCATGAGTACAATCAGCTTCAATTCCTGTTGTATTAGAATTAATTGAATTAGTATTATTTTCACTATTAATTAAAGAAATCGAACCAAAATTATTTGGCATTGTAAATTGTCTTGTATTAATAGCACTTAAATGACCAGCCTCATCTTTACTAATAGATTGTACTACTGTAAATGTAGTTGTCCCTGTCGTTGCAGTAGAAAGATCTGCTGTATCATTTGTAGGAGTAAAATTATTAACCAAATGCGCGATTGCTAATTGATTAGTCCCTGGAGTAGCTTTTAATCTAATCCATTTATTACTTGCTGCAAAAGTAAAACTATCAATTACATTTCCTGCGACAATATCATTTGCGGCAGGATTATAATCAGTAAAACTTAAATCTGTAACAACATCACTACTATTAGTATGTTTAAAAGTCTTAAAACTATATGGCAAAGTATACTAATGAGCTTTGTTAGCAATCATATGTCCTGCTTCATCAAATGAAATATCATTTAAGCTAAATATTCCAGTAGAAATAGAATTAAAATCTGTTGCAGAACTAGCAGTTGTATCAATATCATTTTTGACATAATGATAAAGAGTAATTTTTCTATTTGCTACATCAATTGCTGATTTAATCCAAGTATTACCAACATCAATACTAAAAGTATCTTGAGTATTTAATGCAATAGCTACATTTGTATTAGATGTAATATCTGTAGCAGTATCACCAACAGTTCCATTGGTTGTAATAAATTTAAAGCCATATGGTAAAGTATAAATATGATCTTTACGAGAACGTAAATGTCCTGCTTCATCATGGCTTATATCTTGTACATTAATTTTATTATTACTATCTGTCAATGTAACTGTATTATCTATAACATTTAAATCTGATGCTGTACTTGCGACTATATCTATATCTTGAACTAAATGTCCAAAAGTGATAGAATCATCAGTTACATTTCCACTCATCTTTACCCATTTATTTGCTGGTTTAAATGTAACTGTATCTTGAGTACTTTCTGCCGCAATTGTTGCTCCTGTATATGTCAAATCAGTTATTGCATCTGAGGCATTATCTACAGTAATAAATTTAAAACCATATGGTAACGTATAAGTATGAGGATGATCCTCTAACATATGCGCTGCTTCATCCCAAACGATATCATGTAAAATAAGTTTATCATTTTCTGAATTTGAAGTAACATCATCTGCATTTTTATTAGTTTCTCGTGCTTTATTCCAGTCGACTGGAGGAGTGTGAAGTTTATGCGCGATTGATAAAGTATCATTATCAACATCAGTAATAAATTTTAACCATTTATTTGCAGCTTTAAAAGTAAAAGTATCTTGAGTATTATCTGCAATAATAGAACCACCTGAAGCAACACTATCAGTTGTATCATAAGTATTTTCATTACTTATAGTAAATGTTTTGAATCCATATGGAAGAGTAACTGTTTTTGTATCAGTTCCTACTGTATGCCCCATTGCATCAACTATTGGAGTAATAATATCTATTGTATCTCCATTTCCATTAAAATCAAATGTACTTGTTGTAGGAGTTACAGGCTAAAAATTATGATGAATAGTTAATACTGGCTGTTCTGGATCACCATCTACATTAACAGTAATCCATTTCTTTTGCATTGCTTCTATATTTGCTGCAACTGGATATTTATCTTTAGAAACACTATCAATCATATCTTGATAAGTCTCTTTAACTTGATCGAAACTATTAATCTAAGAAGTTGCAATTGCCGCACTATGCGCGCGTCCATAATTATCAACTACCATAATTTCTTGAGATTTCATAGTTTCAAATCTTGCAAGTATATCTTTAACTTGATTTAAAACGCCGCTTACATTATCATTCGCTCTAGTTAAAGTATCATATGGTTCAAGAACTTGATACATTTTAAGAATCATTCCATTTAAAGTTCCCATTGATACAGAATAATTAGGCATCTAAGTAGTTTCCCAAACTTCTCTTCTTGTTGCAAGAGTAATTTCATCAGGTACTGCCGCAGCATTTGGATTCCATTTTGTACCTACTGGAAGAATTTTTCTTGTATCATTCTTTACATAAAGATCTTCTTTTTTATAAATTGTAGCATTAGGCTTTTCAGGTTCTATTGCTATGGTAAATTCTTCAGTTTCTTCATCTTTAACATAATATTCTTCTGGAACATAATAAGTTAAATCTTGTGATAATTTAGTAGGAGTAATTAAGAAATATTCTCTACCCGGAGTCATATTCGCTGCAGTATCTAAAATATAGCTACCGTTTTTCTTAAAATGATAAGTATTTTCTTGATAAAAGCTATCTTGTCTTTGAATTATATCATTTTTTAAGATTGCTTCATTTATAGTTAAAAATGGTGGATTGGAAGCATTTTGTTTATCTCCAAATACATAAACTTCTTTATAAATAATATCTGGATCATTTACAAATCTATTTCTAGTAATTTCCTAAAATCCAATAGTTTCTCCACTATTATTTACATTTTTAACAAAATACATGCCGACATTATAAACGACTAAATCATCTCTATAATAACTTTTATCAACTTTAATTTCTACTTGAGAAGTATCTTCAATTTTTATATAATTGATTTGTTGCAAATAATATGTAGTAACATTAGGATCATAAGAAGGAGCTAATTCATAAGTAGGTTCATTATTTGTTCCTGTTGTCTTTATATAATAAACACCATTTATAAAAGTATCTGCTGTTACTCTTGGATTTGTGACAGGTAAATAACTAATTATTCTTCTATAAAGAACTTCTTGACCATTTACATCATATGTACGAATAACATTTAATGTATAATATTTAAATTGACCATCATGACGGGGGTCAGCTATAGGATCTACCAATTCAACGTTACCTTTTGCCAATTCTCCATTACAACTTTGGTCAGTTGTTAAATCAATTTCATATGATCCATCTTTCTTTTTAAAAGAATATTTACCTGGAACATAAATTCCAGAATAACCTCTAATACTTTTTAAACGACCAGTATCTTCCAATTTATTTAAGTCTAAAAGATAATATGTTTCATTTGGAGTTTTTGTTTCTCTATCATCAAGTTTAAGAGTTATTCCATCATCTCCGCCCTATATTACCCAATAAGTTTTTGGAGTATAACTATTATTTAAAGTCACTGATTGCTCAGTTATTTTATAATAATCTTTACCTTCTTGATAAGAAGCATTTAAAATATAATCTGATTTTTGAAGAATTGCTCTTTGTTTTTGAGATTCATCCAAATTAGTATCATTCAAAATATCTTGAATAACTTTTGAATTTTCTCCAAGATAATCTTGATACCATTTATAATCTTGATATGGGAAATCTACAACTGTTCCTTTAACTTCAGTATATTGTTCTTGAACCTATCTTAAATAATAAGTTTTAGAAGGATCATATACTGTAGCTAAAACATATTTTCCATTTACTAATTCATAATAAAGCCCAGAATTAATTTTTTCTTGATTTAAATTTGATGTAGTCTATTCATTATAATTAAACATATCTGAAGCTACTGCATCATATTCATATGTTTTATGTTTTCTTAAATATCTATTGTGAGTAGTATCATAATAAATACGATTTAAGTCAAGATTACTTGTATCTTCTAATTCATCAGCAGTATTAGGAGATATAATCATACCAATTAAATCATGAGCTGTATTAATAGCACCAGCTAAAGTATCAACTTGTTTTGTATTATACTAATTACCATCAATACCAGTTAAACGTAAACCTCTTCTTGCTGGTTCGCCTTTAGCATCTTCCCATGCAATTTCTTTATTTCTTAAATTAGTTTTTCTAATAGTTTCTGTAGTATTTCTTCCGCCATATACTAAATCCCAAACATTTGCTACTGTATCACCGATACTGGGTAACATAATAGAAAGTTCTTGAGTATCTGGTTGAGGCTTTAAATCAATACTACCATCATGAAGATTATAAACATTACCACTATATCCAGTAGGAGTTAAACTAATATTATCTTCATTCACCCATCCAGAAGTAGCAACATTTGCATTATAACGATTCCAAGATGGAGAAGATGTTCTTGAATCTTCACTACTTAAATCTGAACTATAAGCAATACGACTTGAATCAAAACCACTTCTATTAAAATATATTGCCGCCGGCACTTTTGTTGCAGTATCATTTTCCCACTTTTGAATTGTAGGATTATAATAAAGTGTTCTACGCTTTGCATCATGAGATAATGTATTATCTTCAAAAGTTTGTTTCCAAGCAACCTATTGATCTGAAGGATAATATATTTTATCATCATTTGCACTTCTTGCTCGAATACTGGCAACTTGACTATCAAGTTGATTAGGATCTGTAATATCCAATCTTCCATTTGGCTAAACTTTAGGCATTAAAAGTGCATTATTTGCAGCTTTTATTCTGAATCCCCAGCTTGGTTGCCAATGTAATTCATAATAAGCATTTGTTGAATCCGCTCCAAAGTGTGGACTAATTGGCAATAATGAAGGTGGATCAGCGCTTACTCCAAAAGTAGGAATGATTGTATTTAATTCTGCAATCATTACATATTTTTCAGTGCCGTTTTGATAAACCTTTTGCCAAACGGTTGAATCATAACCGCGGGCAGTTTTATATCTACTTTTATCAATATTAAAATTCGCAGAATAATTGCCGGAAGCATCATTTGGAATTTGACTCAAATAAGAAAAATTTTCTCCATTTTGAGTAAAAATTGTATCTTCAATAGTCCAAAATTCACCATCGACGTTATATGTATAATTAGCTCTTGGAAGAACTACTGCATAAATTTCAGTATTTTCATTTACAAATAAAGATGTATTCTCAATATGAGCTGCACTATTTGCGATATGAGCATGAACAATTCCTTGATTTTCTAATTCAGAAATTGTTGAATTAGTTAAAGAAGTTTCATTACCCTAATAATTATAATGATTTCTAAATTGTTCCCATGTTAATCCTGTATAAGAGCCATTTCTTTTTACTTTTATATAAATAGGAGTTGTATTTATAATAGTAAAATGAGTTTTTGGTCCAAAATATAAAACTTTATATCTAATATTTGACATCATTGAAGATACAATTCTTGAACTATTATCTGGCCCATTAAAATATAAATGTTTTATATCAGCATTATTTACACAGGAACTAATACTTCCATATGGAATATGTTTTCCGGTATTATCTGTAACTAAGTACCATCCTTTATCATAATCGGAATTACTTAATTGTGTATCGTATTCAACTAATACATATCGACCTGCATATACGCCATCTTGCGCACAATTATCATCCATAGCTTGACGACTAGAATATATTCTATCAAACTAAAAAGTTGTTCGAGAAGTATTAGTTATGTTTCCATAAAAGCCCAATTATTACACCTCCTCCTTTTACTCATCTAAATTTGTAGGATTCTAAGAATCATCATCTTTTGGAATCCCTTTATCATCATATATAAAATCAACAATCAAAAAAGCATTTTGATTATCTCTAATACTTCGCATTGAAACTGCATCAAACTAAATTTTTGTAATTTTAGTATTTAATCCTAAATCTAATTCATAAATTCCAGTTTGACCAATGATAACAGGTTCTGCACTTTCATTTAAATAAAATTTTGTCCCTGGTAAAGACTAAACTCCTAATTGAACTATTGGATAATAATTGGCAAACATTTCACCGCTTACATAATGTAAATAGCTTACTGGAGTTGTTTTTCCAGAAGCTAATATAGAAGAAGGGTAATTCATTGTTGCCCCATTACCTGTTACTTCAGTATAATAACGGAACTATTTAATTTGATTAGCCATTACGAGCCTCCTTCATTACTAATATATATTATATCTATAATAAGACGTGCATTTACATTTCTAGATATTGCATTTAATGAAGCACAATCAAATTGAATTTTTGATATTTCAGTTACTCCATTTAGCTCTAACTCAAAAATGCCCGTTTCTCCAATAATAATAGGTTCAGTTAAACCATTTAAATAAAAGCGAGTACCTGGTAATGCTTGAATACCAAGTTGAATAATAGAAGAAATTGAAAATCCATTTGTTTTTAAAAAATCTCCTGTTACTAAATCTTTAACTTCTTCAATATTATAATTACTTGGAGAATCAACACTAAAAAATCTAAATTGCTATATAACATTTGCCATTTTATTTCTCCTTTAACTCAATTAATATATTCTATCAACAGCTTTTACTGCTTGAATACTCATAGTAGCATTATATGTTAAAGAATATGAAATTTTATTTACAATATATTCTCCATTAATTCCGCTATTTTCATCATATACAAAAATTCTTGTATTAGGCTCTAAATAATATACAGGTAATGAAGTAATAGTAATTGATTCCGTACATTTTGTATATTCATATAACCATTCTTCAAGAACATCTTTAGCACATTTTTTCTATGTACTAACATTAAAAGCTGGTTCCATATATTCTGGAAATAAAATAAAAGTATAACCACCAGGTTTTAATTGTTTTTGTATTCTTTTTTCTTCTTCGCTCAATTCTGAATCTATAAAAATAATTGTTGGAGTATCTCTATAATAAATAGCTTTTACATTAGAATCATTAACAGATTTAGGCCGATCTCCAACATTCCTAACGTTATAAGCTGTGAGTGAACCATCTGCAGAGTCTAAAAAATCAAACCAAAAAGTAACAGTTTGAGGTGCATCTATTATTTGATTATTCCAACCAAATTTTGGATTTTGAACTAATTTATTTGCATCAGTAATAATTTTCCATTCTCCTGTTTCAGAATCCTCATATACTGAAAAATCATCACTTCTTTCAGCATATAATAATCTAAAACTTTTAATTGAAGTATTATAAGCATAATATTTCTAATCAGATAATACATAATAAACAATTGCCGGATCTGCTGATTCTGGTAAGTCTGAATATTTTTCAACTTCAACTCCAAGATATTTTTGAGTTACAAAATCTCCTTCTTGTTTAATAAAGTAATTGTAATCTTTATTATATGGAACACTTGAACTTCCCTATCTTAAATACCAATATTTATTATAATTATCATCTTTATAAAATTCATCATAAGAAACAGAAATAGTTGTATATTCTTCAAATTTATTTTTTATATAATAAACTTCATCGAAGGAATATGCAGTAGTTTCATTACATTTTTCAAACCAATAATATTTGGTTGGATCTTGATCATATGAAGATTTTGTTACATATGCAGGAATTTTAGTATATTTATATTCTGGATTATATATATCTCTCCAAAAAGAAACAATATCAGTATAATACATTTCATATCCTGTGTATCCAGAAGGATAATAATCTGGATTGTTTTTTGCAACAGTTGACAAAAAATCTGGATCATGTTCATATTTTAAATAATCACACGCCATTTGATATAAAATTTCTCTCCAATCACAACCCCAATGTTGCTATCCCATAACTTTTTTCAACATTGTTTGATTAATCTGTTGAGTTACACTATCTGGAAATCTAGGATTATAAATATATGAAACATATCCATAGTTTCGTCCACCTCGAATAAAATAATCTGTAAAATCATGAGCTGTACAATATGGATTATGTTGAACCGAATATAACGGTCCATTTAAATTGCCATTTTCTAAAATTCTTACATCAAATATATGTAAAGGTCTATTCTACCAATTAGACCAAATATTTTTAGGACTTCCAGGAAAAAGAGTTTCTAAATCTAAATAATCATAACCACTTGTATAATCATCTAATTGACCTTTAGGGAAATCAGTGAAATCATTTTCTTCATAAGTTTTATTTGGATGTAAAAGAGATCTATATAATCTTCCCCAATCTTCCATTTGCCACCACTAATCTGATAATCCATATGGAAGAGGTGCTTTTACATGATTACCTAACTATTTAGCTAATTCTCCTGCTAAGTTATCAGTTATTTCTTTTTGTATCGTCGCTTGGCTTCTACGAATTGTAGAATATATTCTTCCATCATATGTTTTATAATAAACTGGTTTTTTATCTATTGCATATCTTAAATGTACTGGATATTCTTTTCCACCTGTTGTAACTTTAGTACCCCAAATAGAATAATCATTTTTAAGATTAGATAACTATGGTTTATTCTGAAATGCTGTTATTAAATTAGCATTTTCAAAAGAATATGAAGTTTGCGTTAACATTGTTGCATTAGCATAAATTTCACCAGTATCTTCTTCCTCAATTAAATTATTCCATGAAATATTTAAATAAGTTTTTTTACGTCTAAAATGAAATCTTCCATCTATATCATAAAAATATTCAAAATTTCCAAGCATATTTTTTATAGGGTCTAAACAAGATTTAGTTATAGAATCTCCAATTTTTCCAATAAGCTCTCCAGCATAAGTTAAATCTGTTTCTCTAAATCCAATTACATCACCATATTCAGCTTTAAATACTGTATAAGTATTAAAAGTATTTGTAATTGGATCTTTCACTCTTATATGTGTTGCATCATCTGAAAATCCAAAAAAACTTACTCTTGTATTTAAAATAAAATCAGGATCATCTAAAGCGATCATGTGTTCTTCATCATTTTCATCTGTATATGGCCCATTTTTATCTTGACTCCAAGAATATTTTCTTTGTTTTCCATTTGCATCTACTAATACATCAAACATATTAGATACTTCATTAGTCTTATCATCTAATAAAAAATACATTGGATTATTTCCTCTATATTCCATTAATTCAAGACCAATTTCATCTAAGTCTTCTATAATTATATTTTCAAAAGGCTCACGCGCGTATTCATGAACAACTTCTCTAATAATATCCTTTAAAGGAATTGATGAAATAGTAATATTGCCATCAATATCAACCTCTTCGATTTTACCAAAATCGGCAGTTAGAGAATTAACAATTCCTCCTATATCTCCATTTAAAAGACTCATTTTATCTCGTCCAGATATAGATATGGTATAATTATTTGTCGTCTAATTTGTAGAAAAATCAGTAATTAAAAAGATTCCTTGAGGAAACCAAATAATATCATCATATTCTGGATTAATTTTATTTTTTAACCCAATAAATAACTCCATTTTTGTATTTAACCCCCAATAAAAATCATGTATATTCAATTCTTTTGCTACTAAAGTAAGAGAACATGTGCGGCGGGTGGATGATTGTCCATCTATATTAACACTTCCACCCGTTACACGACCTGTTATAAATTCTATAGGATGTTCTTCAAAAGTAAGAGAAGCTATTTTAGCAAATACTTCTCTTTGATTTTCCTAATCAAGAGCCTTTAAAAAATCTTTATCCATTAAAGGGTCTTTTCTCATTGTAATCCATGCGTCTCCTTATATTCATCTATAGCATTGTTTAATTCTGTAATTACAGCATTATAAGCTGTTTTTACAGCTTTACTCTTATTATCTAAAGTATTTAAATAATTATCAAAATAAGAATCATCTCTTTTTCCAATATTATTTACTTCAGAAATTAAATAATTATTAAAGTTTGTTTTTGCTTTATTATAATTTTCAATTTTCTATTCTAAATAACCAGAATGAGAATTATTTTCAAAATGATAAGTACTTACTTGTTTAGAATAACTTACCTCTGCTATTACTCCTTGATTTATTACAACAGATGAAACAGCACTAATATCTTGAACTTTATACTCATTTTTCTCTTTTAAATTAATTTTTTCAGAATTATTTAATATTATTGTAAATAAATCATCATAAAGTGGATAAATTTTTTTATCATATCCATCTAAAAAGTAATCAGTAAAAGGAGCTAAATTTTCCATTGTTTTATCTGTATAATAGCCTTCAGAAGGATAATCTCTATAATCAGTTCTTCGACATCTAATCTAATAAATACCTATTCGAGATATTTTATCTAAATCTACTTGTTGTTTTAAATTTTCATCTAAAAAATAAGTATAATTTCCAGAAGGATCAAAATCTTCAATTTTATTACAATTTACAAACAACTAATAAATATCTTTCTTCTTAAAACGAATTAATCCCAAAGAAGAAACTGTTGTCATTGTATCATTTAACTAAGCTAAAATATTAGTTTTAGAAGAATTTCCAATCCACTATTCTAAAGGAATATCATCTATTTCTACTTTCGTAATAGAACCAAAAATACTAACGGCTTTAGTTTGATAACTATATGTAATAATAGGATAAGTATAATTTTCTCCTAAATAGTCAGATAAACAAATTTGGACATTACTAAAGCCGTCTGCGCTTTCAGCCATATAAGATCCTGTTGCTCCAACCATAACATCAACATCATCAATTTTAATAATAGTACTAGGTTCACAATCTTGAACTTTTATACTGTAAGCTTTTCTTGATGATATAATAGAACACCATCTATTTTTAGCAAAAGCAGCAACCTATGTAGGAATCTATTCCATCATAATAAGAAAAAGTCTATGAATTCCTACAACATCCTATTCTTCTTCTGTCATATTAAAATTAACTTGATCTTTTAAAGCATTAAGAATATATTCTTCACTGAAATTTCTTAAATCTATAGTTGTCCATCTTGTTAAAGTAGATAATTTTTCTTTAGAATCAATAATATTAAATTTTTCAAGATTTTCTGGATTAAATGCTCCAACTTCATATGCCGTAGCTTTAAAAGAATGAATCATTCTTCCTAATTTATCATTAGGTGTTAAAGACACATTTAATAATCTTACTATAAAATTTCCTTCTGTTGGAGATCTAAATAATTTAGGATTTCCATCATTTAACCAATCCTAAACATTTCGTTTAAAAAATCTTTCTGCCGCAATATTTTTACTTGTAAGATCACTGACTATATCATCTGTCTCATAAGATTCTGTATTTAAAAATAATCCTTCTGTATCAGTCTATAAAGAAATTAATCCTTGTATATCAAAACTTTTATAATAAACATTTCCATTTCTTAATATAAAAGGATATTTATTTCCTATCGTATCTATTTTATTTTCTAATACATTATTTTTAAAATTAGTAATTTTTGGATCAAAACTAATTTTAAATTGTTGTTTTCCATCATATAAAAAAGCATGTTCAAAATCGGCATAAATTAAATTAGAAACAACTCTATTAGAATAAATATCATTTGCATTATATTGTTGTAAAGAATATTTATAAAAATATCCTTGTTCCAAAGTACAATCTACTAAACTCCATTCTGACGGAATTAAAGATTGAACATCAAATCTTTTAAATTCAGTCCATTGATAATCATCTTTTGAACAAGCTTTTGTTATTAAAAACGTTCCTGAAATAATAGGTTCATCACAAATTAATTTTAATCCAATATATCCATTTTCATAATTTAATTCTGCTGATAAGCCTAATTGAACTTCAGTTCCAATAGAACGAGCTTGTGATATTCTATATCTAGGAGAAGAACATTCCAGACCATTCATAGTTTTAACCATATAAGTTAAAAAATAAATTGCATTAGGATCTAAATCTTTAGTCCATAAAAAAGTTTCTCTTGATTCATAAGGTAAATCATCTTCAGAAGTATTATGAAGTAAATATCCAGTATCTTTTATAACAGTTTCATTAGAATCTGTTAGAAGAAAACGACTAGAATAAACTTTTTCAGTAGGATCGGCATAATGCTGACTATAAACTCCTGTATAAGAATAACTATGTGAATTTACAGACCCATCATCTAAATTATCTATAATTACTGATGGTTTTTTTGTATATTTTATAACTCCAACAGTTGAATAGTATCCTATTTCTAAGTCTTCTCCTATATAAGCTAATTGAACTTTATAATACTGGCCTTCTTTTAAATAAATATTTCTAATAGAATTTACATCAAAACTTACTTCTAAAGATTTTTCTAAATCATAAGAAGCTCTTTCTATATTAAAGCCATCATCTGAATTATCTACAATAAGATCATCTCTAAAAACCTAAAATGTATCTATAACATTTCCATCAACATATTTTATTTTTAGTGAAAATCCTGCTACTTCAGATTTGCCGACGGCCTTATTCATAGAAAAGGGGACTACTATTTTTGTAGTAGCCCCCACTGAATAAAATGCTGGAATTGTTCCTCCTATATTAGGGGGATACAATTTTGCCATTTAATTATTCTCCTTCGTAATCAATAAAATCCATAATAGCATCCATTTGAGCATTTGTGAGTTCTACATCTCCTAAAGAATCAATAGAAAATGTATAATAAGAAACTTCTTGTTCACACTCAACAAGATCATTAAGATCTTTATTTACAAGATCAATATTTTCACCTTCAAAAGCATATTTATTAGGATCGTCTTCTGTAGGTTTACCGTATTTCTCGATAATCTCCATACGAAGTTTCTCAATTTCTTGTGCTAAATCTGTAAATGCTTTTATATTTTTTCTTAAAAGAAAGAGTGCTTTAACAGGAAATTTACTTTCTTCACCTTGTGGGAATTGCTGAAGTAAATTTTCTGCTATTGTATAAATTTCTGCATTTTTCATCATTTTTGTAATTTTCATAATCCTTTTTCTCCTTTTTAAATTAAGAATAATCTTCTGCTGTTACTTTTAAAGTACGCGTTCTAAAATCAGAATTTTCCATAGGAATATTTGCACCTCCTGTAGGAGGATTATCATCATTTACAAGTTCAATATAATTTGAAGTATGATCAAACTCCCATGAAAATTTTACTCTATCATAATTATCTCCAGAAGCTGTTTTATATTTAGTAATACTCGTTGGAGATACGGAAGATAATGATCCGCCAATTGTTACATAATCAGAATCGCTTGTATTTCTATAAGATGGAACAGTAACAGTACCAAGATTCCAACAAGATCCCGTCCAATTAGTAAAAGATCCACTACATACACAATGTTCATAACCAGATCCCCAGTCAGCTCTATATGTCTATGAACTAACAGATCCACTACTATAATAATAAGTTCCACTCACTGATGCAGATCCATGAGAACTAAGTCCATAGACTCCACCAGCATATGATGTAGAAGTTCTATAATAATTATAACTTGAATTATAACTAATTATGTCTTGAGTTCCATCTGTTTCATAATATGTAGTTGTCCTATTTTTAACATATAAATATTTATTAGAACTTGATCCATAAGAAACTGTACTAAAAGTTCCTGATAATTTTACGTCAAATTTTTTTTTTACCTCATCAGCAAATGCAAGTTTACCAAGAGCAGAACTAAGATTAGTCCATCCTTTAGAATTTTTGGTGATATTTATAGATAAATCACTATCTCCAATTGATGCATATCTTGTACTATAACTATAACTAGATCCACTATGTAAATAAAGATGACTTCCATAAATAGAACCAGAACTATTTATTTGAGCAACTGTAGAAGGAGCTCCTATCTTCAAAGATGCTAAAGTTGCATTTCCTTCACTAGTAATTTTATAATTTGCAGAAGTAGAATCTCCAAAATATAATCCTCCACCATTAAATATATTTCCACCTGTTTTTAAAGTAGAAGATATTTCTGCTTTTCCACTAGTTAACTTAAGATCTCCACTATTTAATGTTAAGCTACCTTTTTTCATTATAACATTTCGAACTGTTGAACCATCTCCAACTATAACATCTCTTAAAATAGTAAATTCAGTATTATCAGCTGTTAAAATATTATTACCATTATATTTAACATACATTCCTTTTGAATCTAATGTTAATTCATTAGCTTCTATTTTTAAATTACCTGCTGAACTTCCTGTTCCGTATCCTTTTAAAGTCTAAGCAATGATAGTTCCATCTTCTTTAAACTCCATTGCAGACCCAATTTTTAATCCTTTAAGAAAAGCAGTTCCATCATATTTTAAATAATATACAGTTGATGATCCTCCTGATGGAGTTCCACTACCCGGAAGAGTTCCTAAATATATATATTGTCCTAAACGATTTAATACCGTTGGAGAATCTAGACTCATATGATCATCTTGAACAACTAAGCCACTATTACCCTAATAAGAATCTTCTAGAGTATTAATATAAACACCATGAGGACCACTTATTCCAACAGCATTTGCAGAATGAATTCTAATTCCTTTTGCGCTACTTCCTTTACCTGCGCCATCAACATAATCAACATCCTATCCATTAAACCAAATTCTTGCTTCTTTAGGATCTAATCCAATAGTATGTTTTTCATTTTCTAAAGTTAATTCATTTAAAATCCAACCACCAATACCTATTCCACCAGGACCTGCAGTAAAAGTGCCTGGTAAGCCTGGAACAGAAGGAATATTACCTATCTAAAGTTTACCATCTGGTGTATAATTAAGATTATCTGCATATATATTACCTTGAACTCTAGTGGTACCATCAAGAACAAACTATCCTTTTCCTCCTTCACCTCCATTAGAAGTTCCAGTAAGAGAAGCATTTCCAGCCTTTAATACAAAATTAGACTCTGTTAAAGATAAACCATCACCATTGCCTAAATCTAATTTAATACCACCAGTATTAAAAGTTGCAGTAGGACCTACATTTGAATCTATTTTAATTCCACTACTATCAAAAGTTGCAGATGGACCAGCTTCAGCAATAATTTTAACACCACTATTATTCATAGTGAATTTATTATCATGAGCAGTTAAATCAAAATTTGCGCCAGTTGAAAAAATAGTAGTACCATTTTTATCTAAAGCAATTTTATTAGCATCTCCGCGTTGTAGATAAATCTAATCTTTATCCATATAAAATTTATCTTCACCAGCAGTTAAATCAAATTTTGCTCCAGTTGAGGATAAAAGTGTTCCATCTTTATCCATTTGTAATTTATTATCTTCGCCACGAGATAATAAAATTTTATCTTGATCAAATGAAAAAGTATTAGTAATTCCATTTTTAGTTCCTTCAATAGAAAAATTCAAAGAATTTTCTAAATGAACTTTCATACCATTTTCATCAATAGAAAAAGTAGAATTTCCTGAAGTGCCTTTAACTGTTACTAAAAATTTACTGGTTATAGAAATTGAAAGTGTACTACCTTTAGTTGAACCTTTAGTAAAACCATCAAATCGTATATAATCTTCATCACCAGATTGGATATATAATTTTTTTCCATCTCCAGTTCCTGCATAAAGATAAATACTTCCGCCTTCAACCTTAGCACCATCTACTGCAGTTGTCATTCTGCCGTCAATGGTAACATCTCCACCATTTGTGCTTAAATTAAAAGGCTTATTGGCATAAGTCCTCATGAAAATACCCTAATTATTCATTTTGAAATGAGCATTATGAGCACTTTCTTTAGCATCAGCATAATCTTCTGCTGCATATAATTCAATCTTTTCGCCTTGACGTCCAGCAATAAATGAACCCCATTGTTCGGTATTAGCATAAATTTCTAAATCACTTTGAACGTCTTTATGACCTTTGACTTCTGCCGCTGTAGGGTTTCTTCCTAAGAAAATATATTTAGCTTGAATTCCAGAGCCAGGCGCAGTACCTTCGCCACCTTGTGTAGGAACTTCTGGGAATTTATAACTACTTGGAGAAGCAATTCCATCTGTTTTTAATGAACCTGCAACAAAACCTGCAGCAACTTCAACATCACCATAAAATTTAGAATTTATGACATATGCAGTAAAATCTCCATGAAGATCAACTTCATCGTATTTTTTCTTAGTATAAGTATTTGCCAATTCTGCTGCATTAGCATCACCAACAACCATACTTCCTGCAACTTTTAAATATCCAGCAATATATGAATTACGATAAACATAAAAACCTAAATCTGGATTTTTAGCATTTCTTCCAATATCAAGAGCTTTTCTATCATCTCGTGCAGTATCTCTTAAAGCCTACCCTTCAGTATGCCATTTAGCATCTACTGCTCCAACATATGTTTTTCCAGTAGTTCTAAAAATTCCATATACTGCAGTATTAGCATATATAACAGTGGAATTATTTGTTTTATCCATTGTTTCGCCAATTAAATTCGCCGGCTCTCCAATCTATAAATGGCCCATAATATATGTATTTCCATTTATAGCAGTTTTACCATTTAGAACAGAATTTCCGTTTAAATAAAAACTTAAATTTTGTAAAAGATAATTATTATCATTTATTGTTCTAAATAACTAATCATAAACTCCACCATTTAAATCTTCAAAATACTATTTCTTTTCTTCATCAGAATAATAACTAGTCTCTACAAAATCATAGATATAAGGTTCTTGATATTTTATTTCTCCTGTTTCACTATCTACCCCAATAGGAAATTTTAAAGTATGTGTTTCGGTTTTATCAAAAGTCCCAGGTTTATTTATAGGATATTTATAAACAACAAATTTATCTCTAACACTTAAACCATCTCGACCTAAATATACTCCGCCTTTACCTCCAAAAACTCCATCAGGCTCAGTAAGAGGATTTCCATTTTTATCATAAAAATTCTATCCGTTAGCAAGTAAACCATTATTACTATAAAGAGCTTTTTCTCTAATCATAAATGGTCCAATACGACCACCTTGAATAGCTTCAAGCCATCCCATAGTAACTTTTCCATCCCAACTAACAGAAAAAAGTCCACCAATATTTAATGGATTATCATAATATAAAACAGATATTTTATCAATAGGACAATAATTATGATCTCCTTCACGAACAGCTAGCATTGCTTCATAAGCTGTTGGATTAGTAAATCTTTCATCAATTACTTTCCAAATCTATTCTTGAGTATAAGTGTGACTTGGTAAACTTAAATAATTATGATTAACTGTAGGAACAGTTAATTCTCCTTTATTAGTAACATTTAAAGCTTCTAAGTCTAATAATCCACTTGCCGCAGAATTAATTCTTATACGAGAAGTAGGATCCTATTGAATTAATCCTGGTCTATAAGCATCTAATCCAAAAGAATAAGCTTCTATAAAAGAACCTCTATTAGCTTTTCCATTTCTGGTTAAAGATAATTGATGATCTCCTTCAAGATCAAATCTAATGCCTCGTCCAGGTTTCTTTTCAGTTTTATTTGGTAACTAAAAATCTTTGGAAGCAATAGTATATGCTGATTTAGAAATATTTATTATATCTAAATCCTAACTGACTTTTACTGCTTCATCATCATCTGTCGGATATTTTTCATATCCTTCGTGCTAATAATGAATTCTAAAATAAGGATCTCCACTTGAACTTAATCTTACATAAGATCCTGCATATTTAGATAAAATAGTATTTAAAGTTGCATCATCTTCAGTATCATTTTCTCCAGAGTCTACCGTACTAATTTCAAAATCATGTCCATATAATTTTCCACCAGTTAAATCAAGTAATACTCCAGATCCAGGTCTTTTAACTCTATGAGTTTTATAGCCTGATATTTCACTAACTTCGAATTCTGCAGGAATATAATTCCAAGACTATAAATAAAAATCATCTTTACTAACAAGAATTAAATCCTTTTCAATAAATTTTTCAGTATTAACTCCTCGAATAATATCATTACCATTTTCATCTTTAATCTTTTTGCCAGAATTATCTAATTTATAATCTGTATATGGAATTAATCCTTTATCTTGTAAAATCTTTATTTTATCTTTATCTGTATTTTTATAATGAACAGTTAAAAATGGACTACCAGAACTATTTAATTCAAAATAAGAATCCTTCATAGTTGCAGAACTTTCAATCTGTCCATTATTAACTCCTTTTAATTTAAAATTATAACCTTCAATAAAACCATCTGGATCATCTTCAATAATATTTCCATTTTTATCTTTACGTTTTCCTCGAAGATTTATTTTAAATCCCTATCCATATCCATTTTCAGGATCTTTTTCTTTTGCGTCTTCTTCAGAAATATAATCATCTGTCTATAAGAAATATTCATCTTTGCCTATATGAATTAAATCCTATTCATTTTCAGATGTTATAATAAAATATGGATCTGTTACTGAAATTCTAACATGGCTTCCACTTTGTTGATAATGAGGAGTAAAAACATCATCATTAATTAAATAAGTTGCACTATGGTCTTGTAACCATTTTAATTTCTAAAAATCATTTAAAGATTCTCCAGAATCTACAAATTCCTAAAAGGCTGCAATCGTTTCTCTTGCTTGATTTAACTTGCTTTGTGCACGATTAATTCTATTATTTTCTCTCTAAATTGCAACTTTGTCTGCCCATTCATTTAATCCTTGTTTTTTATTATTATAAGACTAAATTTCATTTTGTAAAATACTTAATTGATATTGAAGAACTTCATCAATAGAATAATCTTTACCTTCTTCGCCATTTGTATAATGAACGCCTTGAAGATCTGCCCCATACATATCAACATATCCATCATCAAGATCTATTAACATACCTTGAGGTTCATCTGGAACTAAATTATAAGATAAACTTGAAATACGACCAGAATTTCCATCAAAATTAATTTGACCTTTACCAGATTTACCGATAAAAGCAGTTCCATCAATTTTTAATCCAAAACTCTAAACGCCTTCATTATATCCATATAATCCAAAAGTAGGAGTCTAATCAACTCCTCTAAGATCTCCCATTAAAACGCCATTATAACGATTCTTTTCATCTTTAGCACCAGCTCCTACTGCTGTTGATAATATTATACCACTTTCTTCATCAACAGTCAACTTACCGTCCCATGAATTTAACAGAGCTGATGTATAACTATTCTAATATATATAAAGCGGCTATGTCCAAAGTATTTGTTTATTAACCCCTGTTCCAGTACAACAATTTACAGCAACCTATTTTCCATTGTCTTGTAAAAAGAAAGATGGCGGAATAAGTGCATTTTGTTCAGACAACGTTGGATAAAATTTTCTAGCTACTGAACCCGCTATTGCTCCAACAGTATCAGAACCTAAAGCAACTTCCCAATAAACAGGACATTCTGAAGCATGATTTCCTTCTTCATCAAGTTCTTCCTCTATTGGAATAGTTCTTTTATTATGATATACATAAATATGATAAGGATCTTTATAATAAGATGGATTTACACCACTTGAATTATAAGAAACTCTATCTGCCCCATCAATACTTACATATCTTTCCTACGCTCGTACGGGAATAGGTCTAAAAGTTGTCAGCGTTATATGCTGAGTGCCGCCTTCGTCATTCTAATATCCAATGTCTACTGCATTAGTTAATTCAGCATATAAAATATGATATTGTGCTTCTTCAATAGTAACCTCTTGCGGCAAAGTTAAAACTATTGAACCATCTGGTTCACTACTAGTCCAATATTCCTAATCTCCTGCTTTCTGAGAAGTTCCCTCTATTTCAATTGTCGAAGATGTAGGACTCCACCAACTATATTTTAATTTATTTTTATACTATTGAATAATATCTTGACCAGTATAATCATATAAATGAGGAATAATTACTACTGAAGATTCTGGTCTACTTTGACCTGCAGTTAAAGCCTAAACTTTATTAGCAATTTCAAGTTCAAAAGTATAATCTGTACCATTTGTTCCAACAGGACCAAAAGTAAGAGGTAACTCAGCTTCATACTTTCTATTATTTTTCCATACCACACAACGAATAGTATTATTTACTAACGTTTGATTATAGAATTCTTTTATACGAAATACTTGGCCGCTTGAGCTAGGTTCTTCGGTGCCAGGCTCATGTCCCTCAAAAGTGCGTCCCGCGCGAACAATTAAAAATTCTGGTTGCTCAGGGGTTGGTGGAGAATATGTTGTAGTATTTTTTATATAATACTTCTTAGTTCTTTCCCAATTTGTCGCTGAGGCGGGTACAGGCTCATACGTATTTTGTTCTTTGTTGTATGTTCGAAGTCTACTTCTTATTAAATCATAATCTATCTATGTCTCTATTGGATATTCATCATATGCACTATATTCAATTCCTTCTGCTGGATATTCAATCATAGTATTATCCACTGGTATATGCCATTCAATACGTTCAATGCCATCTAATCCACGATCTCCAGTAACGATACTTGTCCAATTTGCAGTTATAGTACGTTTTTTCTAACTTTCTTTCTTACTTAATATCTAGCCTTCTTCATTATAAATTCGATAATTACCATGATAATCATCATCAACAGTCAACTGTAATCCTCGAATTAAATCAAAAGTCTTCATATTAGGCAATTGATCTTCATTAGTAAATTCAAGAATATCACTATAATAATATGTAACTCCAGATAAAGCTTTTAATATTCCATTATAAAGATTAACGTAAATATCTCTTTTTTCTTCTAAAGAAAGTTTTACGTTCATCATTTTTTTACGATAAACTTCATTTATAGAATTAGCTTCTGCCTGAGTTGCTTCTAATCCAGCTTCCTCTAGTGCAGCTAAATATTCTTCATAAATTTCATCTTCTAAAGCTTCAAGTTTTCTTTGACTACCTAAAGTAGTAACAACTTCCATCTTCTTTTGCTCTAAAGTATCTAAACCTCGATTAACCCATTCATAATAAGTTTCATTTTCTAAAAGATGTTCTCCTTCTGGATAATAGTTTACTGGAGGATCAACTTCGGTATCCCAAAATACTTCTCTATCTCCATAACTATTATAAATACTTTGAGCAACCATTTCTTGAGATGGCATTTCAATAATAACTTTAAACTTCTCAGATTGAAGTTCTATATCTGGATAATATGTTTTTCTAAAAATATTATATGGATGTTCATCATCTGCATCTGAAGAAATTTCTTCCCAATAAACTCCTGCTAAAGGATCTTTAACTCCTTCTTCAAGTCTATAATGATACCAGTGCAAAACAGCGCCTGGCGGCAATACACTATTATCATTATTATTAATTAAACTTAAATCAGGTCCAATAATAGTAGGTTTATCAGACCCTTCTTCAAAATGCACCCAACGAACATTCATGGTTTTTTTGTTTAAAAGCTATAGAGTGTCATTAATAACACCATCATCAGTTTTTAAACGAATTTTTGCGTCTTCATATTCTTCATCGCTATTAAAATCTTCTCTTTTTAACGCTTGACATAATTTCTCTTTAGTATCTTCAGATAAGAAAGAAGCATACGTTGAAGAATCTAAACTATATAATAATACTGTATCTGTTTCAAATTTATCTAAAGCATATCCTAAACTAATATATGGAGAATCTACCCAAATATTAGAAAGATCAGTATTTTCTATTTGAGCGCCAGAATATGTTAAAGGATGATTCTCTGAAACATAAAAATTCTATCCTTGATAAGCAGTTAATACCATACTATCAATGCATTTAATCATTGATATATCAACAACTTTTACTTGAGGATAAAAAGTTTCAAAGTTATATGGATCTCCAAAGAAATCATTAGTATTAAGTTCTATGGAATAAACAGTTCTATCATTAGAAGTTTGAGAAGTTCCCATTTCTCTTCCAAAAATATCTAATCTCAAACCATATGTTCCATATTTTACATTTAAAGCTTTCAAAGCAGATTTAAAACTACCTTGAATAGCCAATCTTTCATAACCAACAAGCTATCTACCCTAAATACTCCATAATTCTATTTCTTTAGGCTTTCCTATACTTACTCCATTTGCAACGAGGCCAGTTTCCTGAACTGCTCCAGGTTCAATTAGATTCGAAGTCAAGTCTATAAAAGAATCTAAAGGAGAAACATATGTATATGGTTCTGAATTATCGCTCTCAATATATTTTCCAGTAATTAATTTCTAATTACTATAATTACCTTGAGGCACAGTAACCCAGACTAGACAGCCATTATAATAATCTGTATTATCAGAATATGCTGTATATGTACTGACTCCATCAGTAACTCTATATTCGCCTAAATCTCTATTTGTAATATCAATAATTTTACATTTTATTGTTTCATCATAAGAGACTGCTTCTAAAGTTTTCCGAGATATTATATTAAAAGCATTTAACGAATTTTCGACAGCTTCTGCAATTGTTTGACTAGCAATTGTTGGACTATTCGCCATATTTGGCCTCCTTTCTCTCCTAATTCTATTATAACTTAAAAAGTCAATAAAGTCAAATAATTAGTAATGCCCAAATACAAAAAAGAGCCAAGATTAAAAATCTTGGCTCTTAATTTTAATAATTTTGTTTTCCTGCATATTGAACAGCTAAATTTGTTAAGTTATCAAATGCGGCAATAATTTCTGCACGATCTGTAGCATTCGGGAATTCAGCTGTAATATGAACTTCTTGTTGCAATACTTCACTATTAGAAGAATTAATTGTTGCTGCAGATAATATATCACTCATAAATGTTCCTGCACTAAGTGCATTAAGATCAATCATTTGAGTAATCTTACGAACCATATCAACAGCATTTAATATATTATCAGTATCTTCTTTATTTAATACTAATTCTTTTTCATGTAACATAGCTAACTTACCATCAACAGAATTCCAGCTACCAGTATATCCACCAGTATCAAAAGATACTCCCATAATCTTCTTCATAGCTTCTAAGCTATAAGCAGAAGGATTACTTGCAATAGATAACCAATAACTACCAGAATCTCCTGCAGCGTGCTCGCCAAGCCAGTTATTAATATCTTGATCGGCGCCTTCACCAAATACTTTTTTCAGATTTTCTCTTCGAGTTTCTCCAGTACCCCAACCTTCATAATTACTTGTATAACTACCATATTGAAGTAAAGCACCAATAAATGGTAAATATTCACCAATTTTTGATTTAACATCTGTTCCGCCTCCAGCAGTAGCGAAAGCATCCCAAGTAGTTCCTGCGGATCTTGTACCTGAAGTAACCCCACCTGAGCCAGAACCGTCTCCAGATTGACCACTAAGATTTGCTTGATGCTCAATAATCTTAGCAATACTATCTAATAATTGTAAATTAGAATCTATTACTGGCTAAATTGCAGATACATAATTATCTGCGAACTCTTTTGCGGAATCGGCAATTTGCTCAAAAGCATTTTGGAAATTCTCTGACATTGTTTCTGCTTCATCAGCAATTTTTTGAGTTGCATCTGTAATTTCTTCTGTTTTTGCTATAGCTTTATTTGAGAATTTACTAAGACCATCTTCACCATCTTCTAAATCTAAATTACCATCATGCATAGCTTCTTCTTGCATTCTACGAGTTTCTTCAAATGCTAAAACAGCTTCTGATACAGCCTGAGCTAAACTTGTAGTAAATTGATCTTTTGCGTCTTGCATTTGTTTAAATCCAGTTAAGACTGAATATGTAGTTTCTTCAAATTTATCAAGATAATCTTCATCTGCAGAAATCTTATATCCTGTCATCTCACTATATGAACGCCATTCATTTTCATATAAACTTCTATTATTATTAGTTGCATTATCCATTTGTTGTCCATATCGCTCTTGTAATTCTAATGCAGCCTACTGGATTCTATCAACTTCAGCAAGATACTCTGCTTCAGTTTCAAATTGACTAATATCAAGAGAAGCAATTTCATCACGAACATTTTCTTGTAATGATAAATAATTATCTTCAAGCTATTTAATATAATTAGTATTTAATACTTGTAACTCATGTAATTTATCTTCATAATTTTGTTCTGCATCAGCTACAGCATTTGCATCTGCGGTATAAACATATCCATAATTACCTTCTGCATCACGCATCATTCTAACTTGAGACTTAGCATTACGAGATTCTTCTAATTCTTCTCTCGCTAATTCCAGTTCAAATTTTTTACGCAATACATCAAGATCATATTGAGACATTTTTACTCCATCTTCATTCGCTGCATTAATTTCTTGTTGAAGTTTCTTTAATTGCTATTTATTTTTAATATGATCTGAATCATCTAAAGCATTTTGAACATCTCTATTTAATTTATTTAATTGATAAATTTTTTCATAATCTTCAACATAAACTTCAGAAATCTATTTTTGTCTATCATATTCATTAGATAATAAATCAAGAGAACCAATTAAACCAGCCATGCTCTTTTCTAAATGCATTGTAATAGTATCTATTGCTTCAGAATAATAATCTGTCGCAGCTTGCATTTCAGCCTACCAAGAAGATAACCAATTATCTTGAGCACTTCTTCTTGTTGCTTCCATCTGATCAATTTGAGTTTGGAAATCTTTATACATTTCACTTCCAACAGCAAATTCAGATTGTTTTTGTTTCATATCTGCAATATTACTATCAATTTCATCAAGAATAGATTTATATGTATGTGTTTGATCTCTCTAAGTTTCAAACGCTGATTTCGCTAATGTCTTACTTAATTCACCAGAAGCATCTAAAACATCTTTTCCTACAATACCTACTATAGATCTATAAGTTTCAGTTATTTTAGTTAAATTAGTAATTTTTTCAATTTGCAGTCCAAGACTACTCTGATATTCATTAAACGCACCATTAACATTATCAAACATTTGTTGTTTTAATGCTCTTTGCTCATTAATTAAATTAACTAAACTATCTCTATAAGATTTTAGCATTTCAATTTTATCTGCGGTAAATTCATCAGCATTAAAAATCTTATCTAAATCATCAACTGAAAATGTTCCTTGTAAGAAACGATTTAATACATCAGCGTCTACATCACCAGTAGAGTTTATCAATTTCAGAATACCTTTTCTAGTTTCAGAAGTCTAAAATTCAAATTGACTCATTTGTTGAGCTAAATTTGCAATTCTATCTGCCGCTAAATCTGCAGAAGTTCCAAGAGCGTCAAGCAATGCTTGTAATGCAACCATAACTTGATTAGAAATATCAACTTTTAGATTTAAAGTATAATCAATAACTTCAAGAGCATTATCATATAATTTATTACGAATTTCTTGTGCTTCTAGCATTGCCGCAGCCATTTCTTGGCCTAATGATTCATATTCATCGAGCATTTTTGTATTTTCTTCATATACAAATTCACCCTATTCTTTTGCTAAATCTGTTAGCTTTTGCGCAGATTCAAGTGCTTTATCATTGGCTTCATCCCTTGCTTCTTTTTCTGCCTCTGCGGCTTCTTTAGCATCTTGTCTACGTTGATCAGCGGCCCAAGCCTCATCATCATACATGCCTTCTAATTCATCAAGACCTTTTTTATGAGCACTAGAAACTTGTTTATAAGCAACTTTAGATGCATGTTCAGCTTGTTGAATTCCATAATCATAAGCTTCTTCTGCCGCATTCACTGAAGCTGTTAAAGCATTATTTGCTGTTTTTATTGTATTACTTAAATTCTTTTTACTTATAGTTTCTTCATTTTTAAATTCAGTTTCATATCTCTTTTCATCTATTTTATACTAATTATCAAGTGCTTTAAAAGCTAAATTAGCGTCATGTTCTATCTCTTTATTTCTTTGTTTAGCTCTTTCTTCTTCATCTGCTCTTGCATTTTTATATGCGCCATCTAATAATTTTTGATTATTTTGAGCATTATTGTCAATAATTTTTCTAGCATCAGCTAAAGCCTAATCTTGTTGTTTTACATAATCTTGTGCTGCTTTTCCTGCGTCGCTATCAGAATAAGTTCCTGTAACTGGATTTACTGCAGCATAATAATCACTTATAGCTTCGCTATTTTCATACTATCTTTGATTTTCTATTGCATTCTAACTTGCAAAATGGCTACCTTCTAAACCAGTCATCGTGGTATCATATTGGCCTTCATTTAGAGTATGCTCAACATCTCTAGTATTTTCAATATTATACCATCCTGATCTTGTTCTATTTTCAAGATCTGTTAAATTAGTCTCTCTTTTCTAAACATTTGTATTAACATCTGCATTTCTTTGTGCAACAGCAGTTTCAGCAATGGCATTAAAACCACTATAAGCTGCACCTACTGCAGCATTTTTACCTTCTGCTAAACTATCGTATTGTCCCTGTAAAGTTTCTGTTATTGCGGCATTTGCATTATTTGCCCAATTATCAAGCGTCTCAGCCCCAGCGTTAAAATGACTAGTTACTTCATCCATATTGGTATTATATGCATCTGTAATTGCTCGATTTGTTGCATTATAATCATCTGCAATAGCATGAGCCTCTTCATTCCAAACTTCTCGATTTGTATTAGTGTCATCAACCCATTTTTCCATGGCTTGATTATAATTTAATACATCTTGAGTTTTCTTTTGGACATAATTAGAAACATCACCATTTTCATCAAATTCCCAACCAGAATCTTTCATCTATTCTTGCAATTTCAAACGATCATTTGCCATTTGAGTTAGATATTGATTTTGTGCTTCTAATTGTTGTTCTAATGCAGCTTTTTCTTCATTTATTGCATCTATATGCGCTTTACCAAAAGCTCTTGATTTACGTTGATTAATTTCGTCTAATTTATTACCAATATTTTCTAATACTTTATTAATATCATGATATTGATCGACTTCTTCAGAAACTCGCTTAAACATTGAAGCTTCTTTTGTTTCATACTCTTTTTCATCAACTTTTACATCTTTTTCATATCTTTCATGTCTAAATTTTTTACGTTTTGTATAAACTTCATCTTGATCTTCAGCAATTTTGGCAAGAATCTTTTTAGGTGCAATTTTAGTATAATCTTCAACAGATTCATATAAAGTTTCTGGATCAATTCTATCATGACTCTTTTCCTCATATTGATTTCGTTCATGAGTCATTTGGTCATGACGATCTTGAGTAAATACATTCTGAGTTGTTGGTGTAATGTGGCTTGCAGTTACAGTAGTTGGTTTTGGAGTTGATCCGCTACTACCTCTACTTGGATTACTACGGCTTCCTCCAGACCCAGAAGAAGATGGTCTATTTCCTCCAGAAATATTTTTATGAGAAACATTACCTCCAGAAGTATGATGACCTGCTTTAACTTTTAAACCAATTGCAACTTTTTCAGTTTTTGTTTCATTTTTTACTGGTTTTGGTTGTGCTTCCATTCCTGGAAATGTTGTTTGTACAGGAATAGGGGCCCCTGGAACAGGGAATGGACCAATATATGGAAAAGTAGTTGTTGTAAAACTAGGAACATAACCAGTAGATGTTATTGGTTTAGGTACTGCATCCCAGCCTTCAGCTTCATGAACAGCAGAATCTTCTCCTTTAGATGAAACTGATTCAGAATCAACACTTAAATTTTCAGCAATCATCTAAGCTGCTTCATCTGTTGTGATATTCAAAGCTTCTGCCAATTCTTCAGTTGATTTTTCAATATTATTTAAATCTACAATAAAAGGTTCTGTATCAAGATCAATGCCGAGACCGCTTAATTTATTTTCAATATCTTCTTGAGCTAATCCAGCTTGATACATAGCATTAACTAATTTTTGAACAAAATCTAAATCATTACCAGTAATTTGACCTTCTGGAAGATTTTGTAACCAATCAGCTAAGCTTTCACACTAAATACCAACTGAATTTGCCACTTCTTGGAATTGACTATCATCTAAGAAAATTTCAGCCTATAAGCCTTCAGCTAACTTTAATTGTAAAGCTTCAACTGCCCATTCTTCACCGTTCATTGCAGCTGTTACTAAATCAGCATTTGCAGCTAAGAATTCATTACTAATAGAAGCTGAATCTGTAATATTTAAAACATCTGCTAAAGCTGTTTTAATACCATCTAAAGCATCTCCTTGACCTTCGATAGCACTATATAAATCAGTAAAACTACCAGTTAAAGGATCATAATATGATTGAAGTTGTGTTAAAGCTCCTTCATAAGATTCCCAATTCTATTGTAAATCAGCAATACCTTCATTTAAATTTATATCTCTTGCAGCTAAATCAGTAGCAATCTCTGCATTCATTTGCATAGAATTGCCATTTTCATCAACCCAAGTTTTTAAATTCATGTATGATTGAGCTAAAGCTTCAACTTCTCCAGCTTCAATATCAAATTTTTCTGCATTTTCAGCAGATCTTGCTGACATATCTAATGCCGTTGCTGCAGCCTATTGCTCGGCTTTTGTACCGCCTCTTAAAGCAGCTTCATATTTTTTAACTGCACTTTCACAATAATCATACTGTTTTCCAAGAGTTAAAAGAGCACTTTGTTGAGCTTTTTCTTTTGTTGTAGCATTATCCGTTACTTTGCTAATAGCTGTCATTAAAGTCTCATAATCTTCAAAAGAAGACACTGAAGATCCAAGACTTCTTGCCATTTCATTTAAAGTACCTTTAGATTTATATAAAGAAACTTCAAAATTATATAACTTAGCTGTAACTTGCTCAGTTTTTACGCTCCAATCAAGTTCACCTTGACAAAGATTTTTAAGATGCTTATGATATTCATCCATATTAATAGTGCCTTTTTGTAAAGCACTATCTAATTTTTCAAGATTTTCTGCAACTGTAAAATTCTCAGTATCTAACTCAAAAGCTTCTTGAGTTTTTGTGCCAAAATCTTCAGCTTTTAATCCAACATCTTCAAGAGTTAAACCCATATCAGACAGAATTCCATTAACATAATTGATTTTTTCTTCAACCGTTAATTCAGAATCTGCCATAATTTCTTTTAAATCAGCACCAAATAAACGAAGATTTTCACTATTGATATTTTCTCCACCATATGCTGCAGCTACTCTAGAAGCAGTTACCTCAGCAGAATCTCCTACTTGTTGAGATAATTCTTTTACTTCATCTGCTTGTTGAGCAGTTTTAATAATCGCTTCATCGCCGCTATAATTTAACTCTTGTCTAGCAAGATTAACTTCTTTCATTACTTCAGCAAGCTATTCATAACTTAAAGTTTCACTATCTAATAATGAAGATAATCCTGCTTCACGATCTTCAGCAGAATAAATATATTCTCCATTTTCATCTTTACTCATTAGCTCATTTAATTTAGTCTAATCAGTTTTAGTATCATCTTCCATTATTAGTTTTAATTTTTCTGAATAGTCATCTGCATCAGCAATGCCTTCTTTAATTTTACGATTTATTTCTTCTAATCTTTGCTCAGTTGTAACAGAATCCTAATTTAATAATTCATCAATGGCATCACTAGCTTCTTCAGTAGTTATTTTTCCAGAATCTAATTTTGCATAAATTGCATTAATAGCTTCTTCTAAAGAAATATCTCCGCTTTCAAATAACTTTTGAATTTTTTCAGTGAATTGTTCAGAACTAATCTATCCTGCCTCTAACGCTGCTCTAACTGCATAAATATTAGTTTCAAGCTCTAATGCATCTTCAACAGCTTTATCATATCCAGAATCATTTTTATACTCATCTTTAGAACGAAGTTCACTTAAACTTTTACCTGATAAATCTAGTTCACCGAAACTATCAAGATCAATTTGAAGCTGTTCAATAGATAATCCAGTACCTTCAAGAAGTTCTTGAATAAACTTCATTTTAGTTTCGGCATCGCCTTCCATGTCACTTAATATGGTTTCAATCATATTTCCAAAAGTGACCCAATTATCAGGATCCATGTTGGCTCCACCGAAAGCTTCAAACATTTTAGTTGCAGTTTCTTCTGCTGTATCTCCTGCATCCTATGATGCTTTCATTACAGCATCAGCATATTCTCTAGTTCGAATTGCACTTTCACCGAGCTCGTCCATTGTGCGCTTCATACCTTCAAGCGCCGCTTGACGATCTTCTAAACTTAAACTCTCATCTTGAGCTAATTGAGAATAACCAGTATAGCGATCCTAAGCAGAATATTTATCAGTTAAACCATAGCCGTTTTTATATTCTTTATTACCAAGTTCAGATAACTTCTATTGAGAAGTCATATCTTTAGATCCCATTATTTCAGTAATAAGATCATGATATGTTTGAGCATTTCCTAATCCTTTAGAAATTTCATCATTTAAAGCTTTTATCTTCTATTCAGAAGTTACAGAAGAATTACTTAATAAAGCATCAATAATATCTCTTGCATTAGAAGCTTCTATTTCTCCATTTTCTAATTCGTTATAAACAGATTGTAAAGCTCTTTCTAATGTTACATCGCCATTTTTAAATAATTCTTGAAGTTTTGAAGAAAAAGAATCTGCTTTAATATTACCATTTTCGAATTCAGTTTCTAAATCTTTTACATTAGTAATTGTTTCTAAAGTCGCCTTTTCCGCTGCGACAGCCCATTTTTCATATATTGAAGTAGGTAATATATTTTTATATTTTGAATCAATTTCAGATAAAGTTAATCCAGTTGCATCTATTTCTTTGCATATAGATTCCCAAGTCTCTTCAGATAAAAGACCTTTAATACCACTTTTATCTAAGGCTAAAAGATCAGTTGCAGATAAAGAAACTTTTTTAATTGCTTCTTCAGCAAAAGCAGCTTTATCATCAGTCTCTTCAAAAGAATCTAAAAGAGTTTTAAAACCAGAAGTAGATAATTCATCTGTGCTTCCTTTTACGGCTTCCCATCCTGCTTTAATAGCTTCTTGTGTTGTTAATTGTTTATTTTTAATCTAATCAATTAAATCTTCTGCATCTTTTACTGTTGAAGGATCAAAACCTATTTGTTCCCATAAATCTTGATCTTCTTTATTGGCATATCCTTCATCCACAAGAGCCTAAAAATCTTCATATGTTTTTGCTGCAGATAATAAAGCAATTCTATTCTATTCTTGAGCTTCACTGTTTGCTTTTGCATTTTCAGTTAAAGTATTAAAACCATTTTCAGCGCAGTCAACTAAAGATTTCTATATTTCTTTGATAGTATCTTGAGTAATTAATCCATCATCATTTAGATCTGCCATCCATTTATCAATGGTTTCCATATCTACGCCAGCAGATTTTAAAACTTCTATTGTATCTAAAAATCCCTATTTATCATAAGAGTTCTCTTCAGAATTATAAAAACTTCCATTAGAGAAATAATCTACTCCACGCTCTGAAATTCTATTATAAGATTCTTCCTGTTCTTTTAGTTTTACAATATTATCTTTAAACCCTTGGATACTTGATTCATTAGCAACTTTATAAAATTCTTCAGCATCACCTGTCATTTTATAAGTGCCATCTGCCATTAAAGTAAAAAATTCTCTTATATCATCAGAAGTATTATCATAATCTTCCTATGATATATTAGATCCAGATTTTGCTGCATTTATGGCCTTCTAATCTGCATTATAATAAGCAATAGCCTAACCTATATCAATTAAAGATATTTCTTGTAATTGTTCTAAAACACCTTTTAATGCTTCTTCTGACCCTGGAGCAATTAAGCCTAATTCAACCATTTGATCAACAAAACCATCTACACTGGTTTCATTCCAATCAATTTTATTAATTTCATCAGCCAATGCTCCTGCATCTTCAGCATTTTCAAAAATTGACATTAAAGTTTCTCCGGCCTCTTTGCCACCCACAGCAACTGCATGCACTAAAGAATCTTTAATAACTGTCAATTCTGATGATGTTAAATCACTATTATTGACTAAATTTTCAAAACTTTCTCTAATATTTGTTGGAACTGAAGAAATTAAATTATCAATACCAGTTTGATAATCATCATAATCCTGCTTAATTCGTTCAGCCATTTCCTATAGAGAATCAAAACCATAGGCTTTAGCCATTTCTTCGGTCATGCCTAAGCCTTTATCGACATCTGTTAACCATTTTAAAATTTCTTTTGCTGATGTCGCATTATTTGCTTCTCCATTAAAGCCATCAACCATCTTCAAGAAATTATTAACATCTGTTTTAGACATATTCTCGAAATGATGGCTCATATCGGACAAATATTGAACAAAAGGTCCTGATGTTTTAGATAATAAATTAGTTAATTCATCTTCTGCCGTTTTTAAACTTTCATCCCAATTATCTGTTAATGTTGTAATTGTAGCTATTTCATATGCCACAGCAGAAATATCTATTTCCTACTCTGATCCATTTTCATCTTGATAAGTAAATTTACCATCTTCATCGTTCGTCATTTTATAGTTTGTGCCCATTACATTATTGTATTTGGCCCAAAGCTCTTCATGACTCATTTCACTTTCTTTTTCATATGAATCAGCTAATTTTTGAATCTAATCTGGAAGTTTACTTCCCATATACGCTGCAAGAACATCTTTTGAAGCATCACCTAATTCATCAAAAGTCATTAAATTCTTTTCTTGACTTAATTTATAATTTATTGCTCCAGTCGCCATGCCTTTTACAGCATCTGCGGCAATATCCATTTCTTTTTCTGCAGCTTCTACTTTTGGAGCGAATTTATTTAATATTTCTGTAAAATTCTAATCAATAATATTATTTATAAAATCTTCTCTTGCAATTATTTCATCTTCGCCCCATTGGAGATTTCCTTCTGCATCTTTACTAACACTCTAAACAGTAAATTCTTTTTCTTCTCCAAAATAATTTGAATCAATTACATCAAATAATAAATCTCTAACTTCATCAACAGTTAAATTTGGATTTTCATTTATTTTAGAACTTAATTCGTCAATAGTTGAATCATCTAAATGGATATTTTCAATAACTCCCCCAGCAAAAGTTCCAGAATTTAAAACTTCATCTGAAGCATATCCATAATTATAACCATTAGCATATACTCTTTGGCCTTCAACGCCTTCTTTTTCTGCAACAACCTAAAAGCCTTGATCTAAAGCTCCAATAATATCATTTTTTAATTCTTCACGATTTACTGAAGCATCTTCTTGATTAGTAACAGCAGTTCCTATATTCCCAGCGAACATAGTCATCATTTGATTGTTTTGAAGAGTTTCTAAATATTCATGTGCTGCTTCTAAATCAATATTTCCAGAAGTATCTATAAACTATGCTAATTCAGGACTTTGTTGTAAAATATTATTTAAAGCAGTATTAACATCATCTAATGCTTTATACCATTCTTCTGTTCCAGTAGTACAAGCATCTAATGCCGCAACTGCATCTTCATATTTAGATAAAGCTTCATTAACAGAATCATATTTTTGCGCTAATTTATCAGCATCTTCCATTGCTTGTTTTGATGCATTAGCCATTTTTTCATATGATTTTTGAGCTTTTTCCAAATCAGATTCAGTTTTTTCACTAAAATGTTCAGTTAATGCAATAAGACCAGCTATTGCTGCACCTATACCTATTGCAACCCAACCTGCGGGGCCAAAAGCTGCTGTAAAACTTGTAGCGATTGAAGATATAACTCCTCCAAATAAGCCTGGTAAAGTTTTAATAAAAGAAAGTGCTCCTCCAAAACTAGTACTAAGATTAGTAATACCAGTAACTAACATAGGAAGGCCCATTGCTAAAGAACTTATTGTAGGAAGAATTTTTTCTCCAAAACTTTTTTCTTTATCTGTAATAGTATCATAAGCTCTTCCTAAAGAAGTAATACCGCTAATAGTAGAAGTTATTCCACCTGCAAATTTTACAAAAGCTTGAGAATGTTTTTGAACTTCATCTGTATGTCTTTTTAAAGTTTCAATAGCATTATCATGTGCAACTTTTGCATTATCTACGGCGTCTTTTTCTTTTCTTAAAGCGTCTTCTTCTCTAATTATATTATCGGTTAATTGCTAAGTAGTTCCTGCAGAAACCCCAGTCTTTTCAGAGAACTATTCCTAAGCAGAATCTAATTGTCCTTGCATTAAGTCTGCAATATTTTTTAATTCTTGCTTAGCATCTTCTCCACCAGCTTTTAAATTTTTTATTTGATCTTCACTTAATTCTAAACGAGAATCAAACTATTGTAAAGCAGTATTTAAATTCTAAATATCTGTTTCTGTTAATTTCTAATCTGAATTTAAAAGTTTTTGAGCTTCGCTTGCTTCATATAAAGCTTTTTCATAATTCTAAACAGACTATTCAAGAGCATTATATTCTGCCGCATATTGCTATCTATTATATTTTCCGCTATCCTTAGACTCACTTCTTGCACTAGATGCAACTTCTCTGCCCTTCTATCTAATAATATCTAATTCTTCACCAGATTTTTTTACAATTTCTTCTAATGCATGCTATCTTTCAATTAAATCTCCTGCAATTTCTTTTTCTTTATCACTCATTTTATCGGCTTCATCAATAATAGTATTTTGAATTTCAGCAATTCTCTTATATCCTTGTACCATATTGTTCAAACCATTAGAGTCTGTTTCATTTGCAAAATTAATAATTTCATTATTAGCACTTTTTTGCATTTCACGATAAGCTTCTTTTCCAGCATTGGTAAACATCATTAAATTATGAGTTGCATTTTCAATACCAGTACTTATCTATTTTTCAAAAACTGTAAAAATTAAAGTTCCTGCTGTAGCTAAAACACCTTGTAATCCACCAATGGATTTTATGAAACCATCTACTCCAGTAAGAACTTTTTCAAATCCATTTAATAAACTAACAAAAAATTTATCATCTAATAAATCTTTATAAATTGCTTGAGCTGCCGCTTTAACTCGTTTTTGTGCAGCTTCCCAACTTTGAGCATAAGTATCTGCTTGTTTTTGTAAAGTTCCTTCAGCATTATATGAAGTATTTAAATTTTCCTTCATAAAATCCCAGTTATTCATCAATGTCATAAATTGAGCATATTGACGAACACCTGCAACTGTTTGTGCTAATGCAGTTTGTTGTTCACGACCTAATTCTTGCCATTTTGCACCTAATTCATCAAGGATATTATCCATATCCTTTAATTGACCATTAGCATCTAATACATTAACACCAACTTTAGATAATGCTTCTGAATATTTATTAAGATCAACACCATCTTCAAGAGTATCTCCTAATTTTAAACCTTGAATACGAGCAAATAATGTTTTTAATGCATTACCTACAGTATCTGCACTTTCACGAGTCGTTGCAGTAATTGTAGCTAAAGCACTTGCAGCATATTCATAACTTAAACCTACGGTTTCTCCAATAGAAGCAAACTTTTGAAGACCTTGAGCAATTTCAGAAGAACTTGATGCTGTTGCTGCACCTAATGCAGTCATAACATCAGCATAATATTCTAATGTTTTACTTCCATCTGCAAAGTTATTCCAAACAGCAGTCATCTAAGATGAAACTTCTTCTGCAGATTGACGAGAAGCATTTGCCATTTTTATAACAACATCTGTTCTCTTCTTAACTTCTGCATCACTTAAACCCTGTTGATAGAAAATTAATGATGCATTAGTATATTGAGTTGTAGTTGTACTTAATTCTTTTGCGGCTTTATTTGCTTCTTCAGCAAATTTTGCCATGAAATCACTATTATGCTGAGTAACAATCTATATATCATTTAAAGATCTATTCAAATCTTGAGCATAACCATATGCACTTTGAATAGCTCCCATAAAACCATGTAAAATACTTGAAGAAATTTGCCACCTTGCTGTATTTTTCAAAGTACCTGCAAATTCTGCCAGCATTGTATTAGTTCTTTTTAAAGGTAATTCAGCCTAAGAAATAGATTGAGCTAATTTAATAAAAGCCTATTCTCCTTCTGGGCCTAATTTGACTAATTGCTATCTGTAAGTTTCTAAAGTCTATCCACTTTCAGATAAGCTCTATTTTAATTTACTTAAATCTAATTTCCCTGTATTTACATTTGTAGCAGCTTCTAAATCTCTTTTTAAAGTTAAAGCTGCGTTAGATGCTTCTAGAATTTCTTTTGACAAATTTTTTCCAAAAGATACATTCTATAATTTTCCTAAATTCGTTAAAGTATTTTGTAATTTCTATAACGATTTTTCGGCATCAGAAGTATTTGCTTTGACAGACAAATTTACATGTAAATTTCTATTTTCAGCCATCTTTTATTTGTGCTCCTTTCTCTCCATATTTTATTTATTTTTTTACTTGCGCAAATAAAAAAAAAGGTGAGCAGAGTTAAAAATTTCTCTACTCACCTTAACTCCTATTTTATCTAAAAAATAGGATACATTGATTAGCCTAATTTGGTTAATACTGACTTTAAAAGCTCCATATTCTCAGGATCAGCCAATTTCTTTTGAATTTCTGCTGCATCAAAATTAAGATCTTTATAATCTTTACTTACTGTATCAAGAATTCCAAGAACTGAAGTCTGATAAGCATAAATACTTTCAGAAAGTTCAACAACTCCTTCCCAGAGTGTTGAATATTCTTCTTCTGGGATTAATTCAATAACTTTATCAAAAAATTTATTTTCATCTAATAAATCAAAAAGTTTTGCTATATCTTCTTTTTGCTTTTCTGTAAAAGATATATTTGTATATGTAAAAACTATTTCTAAAGCAAGATACATATCAAGTTTTACAGGATTTGTAAAATTATATTCATCTGCCGCTGCATTAATAACTCGGCTAATAAGAGCTAATTTTTCCTAAATCGGTAAATATTGTTTTACTGTAATAACTTGATCATTATATGTAAATTCTTTAGATTCATTTATTTTCTTTAATTGTAATTTTGTAAAAGGTATTTTTGCCATGTTTTTTCTCCTTTATCTCATTTTCTTTATAAGAAAATTGTACAAATATTTTTTATGAAAGTCAAGGCTAAAGAGAATTTTTTAAATCTTTTAAAAGATCTTCAATAGTTTTTCTTAATTCTTCTCCTAATTTTTCAGGAATTTCATTAGCTGCTGTATTTTTAAATTCATTAAACAATAATTCAGTTTTTTCTTCAATAGTTTCTGCATCAATAAATTTTATTAAAAAAGTTTTTAAAGCACTAACTTTTTCTGGGAAAACAGTTTGAGCAGATGTTGTTTTTAATTGTATATTATATATAACTTCTCCTTTATTATTTATAATAACAATATCTCCTCCGGCAAACCAAGGAATATCATTTACCTAACCCATCATTAATTTTGGAAAATTTCCTAAATTAAAAGTATATCCTCCTTCTTCTTCAAAAACTGTTTTATTAGCTTTTAAATTAAAATTTGCAGTCATTTCTTTCCCGTGTTCTGATAAATAATCAAATAATTCCGGTTCATGATTAGCCATATGATTAAAATAAGCTTCATATGCATTTCCTTGCCATTGCATAAAATGCAATTCTCCATAAATAAGTTTATGCCAAACAAGTCCTGTAATATGCTATCTTTTTTTTCTATCTGATGTTGTATAAATTTCATTTAATAAATCACTATGATAATCGTGTAAAGCTTCAGCTACAGGTCTTTCAATTTCTTCATAATATAATTGTTTTAATAATTGCCCCGCATGATTCTATAAAAAACTTTCAACCTATCGAGCTTTAATAACTTCAAAAGAATCCTTAATAATTTCATCCCCAGTGTTAATTCCGTATTGCCATCCTCTACGAGTTTTAACAGCTTTTTCTACTCTTTCCTAATCTATAATAGTAGAGAACTAAGAATTTGTTCCTAAATCACGATCATCTCTATAAACTGTTAATAACTAAAGAGGCTTTTCATTTAATAATACTTGATACTAGAACTATTTCCATAATCTCTAAAATTCTGCAGCCATTCCTTTGGTTACACTTTTTACATTATAATTATTTAATAAATCTAATAAAGACTAAACAGTTAATTCAATATCAGCCTATTTTTCTTTATAATATTCTTTAAAAATAGAATTAAATAATTCTTTATCTAAAAATAAATCATGAAATATAATACCGTATTCCCCTAAAGCCATATTAAAAATCTCCTTTTAAATAAAAAAAAATAGGGGAAAGATTTCTCTTTCCCCTATAAAAAATTTTTATCAATCAAATAATGCATCATGTGCAACTTCATGAGCTGTACTATGACGAATAAGATCTTGACTACTTGCATCCTGAATAATCTGGATTGCGCAAAGAACTTTCTTACTATGATCAAATCTTGTATAATCTGGGAATGCATCCATAGTAAATGTAAATGTACTTGGATCTCCAGTAGAAGCCATGGTGAAAGTAAAGTTAGACTGAATCTTGCAATTAGGAATTATAAATTCAGCTGGCATATCAACACCGTTTTGATCACGGAACAGTGTAGAAGCTTCAAGATAGTAGTTACCACCAAATTTATCAGCAGTAATTTCAATCTGTTGAGCATTTCCTTCACGTGCTACATAATAATCTACAAGAACGCTATCAAATTGTACAGTATCAAGAATATCTTTAATAGTATATTGATTTGGAGTCTTGTCATCATCAATCAACTGATAAGTATCATGTGCACGAATGCTTAATTCATATTCTCCTTGATCGTTAAGATCAACATCTTCATGAACAGGAATATATGGCTCAGAAACAATTTCACCATTTTTCTTAAACATTACATAAGCAAAGTTCTCATTTCCAGCAGTTGGAAGATAAGGCTTATTAGAAATTTTAACTTTAATTTCTGCATCTTCGCCTTCGCCTTCAATTCTTACATTACCATTTGCAGCATCAACAGTTTCTGTAACATGCTGATAAATAGGCTTTGTTTCACTTGCTTCAATAAGTCCTGCGCCGGAAAGAATCATGAATCCTTCTGGAGAGATAAGAGCATCTTCCATTGTGAAGGTTACTGTACGCTCACCTTCCCAAGCAACCAGACGAGAATTACCACGACCACCTTGAGCATATACTGTGGTTGCAGCACCTTCCATGCTAGAAGTCTTCAGTGTATCGAAATAAATAACTGGTTCATTTGCATAGAAAATTTTATTACCAATTTTTTGAGTAGCTTTTGCCTTTAAAACTACTTCGCAAATCTCACGAACACCAAATTTCATAGTGTATATTCCTCCTTGTTATAATTAATGAATATTTTTCATCCAATCATCCGGATGGGAATCTGGCTTTCCACCCGCTAATCGAGTCCTAATATCCAAATCCCAATTTACAAATAATGTATATCTTTCCATTAAATCATATAGCTGAAACATTGTTAATTGTTCAAGCTCTAATATTGATATATGTAAAGCAATTGATAAAATTGAAAGATATCGACTAAACGCACTCCCTGTTGAAGCTCCCTTTTGGGCTGCAACACGTTGACGTCCTCTCATAAGTTTATCAGCAATTTCTTTAGCTCTTTCATTAGCTGGATTAAAAGCTTGTTGATCCATTGGACCATCTTTAGCACAAGTTATTAACTTTATTCCATCCTAAAAAGCATCAAAATTATCATCATCAATCATATGAGAAATATTATTATTATCAGTAAGAATTAAAGATCTAGGAGTAAAAGCGGCTTTTCCCAATCCCATCAACTATAACACAGATTCAACTTTTTCTCGTTTATCAATAGCTGATTTATCATTCATTACTGTCATAAATACTTGAAAATTACTCACCTAACTTAAAACAGTTTTGTCCTCTATAACCATATTTTTACTTATACACATAGACTAAACTCCTGTAAAAAAATCTTCTTCTCCTAAGTAAGAAATTTCTTTTATAGAAGGCTAATGAATAATTAATTGACATTCGGGCAAAGGAATATCTACTCCGGTCATTAAAGCTAATCTAGTATCCATATTATGTCAAATGAGGTTGATTTTTCCAACTCTCTGCATATTTCTACTAATCTCTTGGAGTAGGCATTGGGGCTTTATCTTCTTCTCCATGAATTGCCTGATACATTAAACATAATCCAGCAAATTCATCAGTAAGCACTATTTGACGAGCGCCAAGAAAATCTAAAGTTCCAATCCCAGTTAAATGTTTATTATTAAAAGTAGAATCTATCTCTGCCGCAATTCGATATGGTCTTAATTGAAAATCTGTCATTTGCCATTGATCAAAATGACAGACAATATCAAATTCAATAACATTATCTCTAAATTCTGTATTGGTCGCATTTGGCATAAAGTTATCAAAACTTACAATTATATAATTTAATACGTTTTTATCTACATATAATTTAGGAACAATTTTTATATTTTTCCCAAATAATTCTAAAGATTGATCTGCTGTCAAATTAGATTTATCTAATGCATCTCTAGTTGTATAAAATAACAATTTTTTAAGTCTTTCATTATGCATTATCTAATTAATGATTATACTTAAATCTTTATCTATAGATAAAAAACTTGATTTAGGTGGAAAATATCTTTCAATCTTCATTTTTTATCTCCTTTATCTCTTAAAATAATGATTCAACTACAACTTTCTTCTTATATAAACCATAAGAAATTTCAAATTCTCCACTATAAGAAGAATCCCAAATTAAATGTAAAATTGTAGGATCATCTTTATCTATATTATATCTAATTGGTCTATCTTTCTAAACCTTCCAAGATGAAATAGCAAGACCATTAAATTTATAATCATAAACCTTTTTAGGTTTAATAAATGTATCTCCCTTAATAAAGATCTCATCTGAAGATCCATCATTAGGATTAACTTTTTTAGTTTTTAATGTACCTACTAATCCTTTATCTACATTATCTTCAGTTTCATTTACATAATATTCTACAGCTGTTAATTCAAAAATTCCAGGAGTAGAAATCCAATCTGTTGCCTCAACTCGCCAACAAACTTTCGGTGCGAAATCTTCGCACCCCTATAAATAAAACTTAGAATATCTTTCAAAATATTTAACAACGCTTTCTGTTCGCGGCATTAATATATGTAAAGAATAATTAGGTTTATCTACAGATATACCATGCTTTTGAATATAATTTATTTTTGTTTCAACTGGGCCACGAACCGCTGCGTAAGAAGAATGTAAATTACCCTCTTCATCTTCCCAGTCAATAGTATAAGAACAACGTCTAATTTCTCCTCTGAAGTAGGCCAGTTCATCGAGATCCTATAAATAAATCAACCAATAAGAATTAGTTCCTATCCATTCAAATACATCTCCTGGTCTATAATTATCTTCATAGTGAATTGAAATTATTTTATCATCATAATCCATTTTATTTTTATCTGGATTAATTAAGGCTCTACAAATTGGAGTTTTTTCTTCTTCGTAAACTGATGTAAAACCTTCTTCTTTCTTTTCTTCATCAACAGACTAAACTTTTAAAGTATTCGCCCCTTGATAAGAATATAATAAAGCTCGATCTAATGATCTTCTTTTATCAAAAATCATTCTTTCTTGCTATCTATATCCCCCATTAAGTCCTAATCTTAAACTCTAATCATTAAGACCATCAATTACATAATCATTCTTTAATTGTTTAGGGGTCTTAATATATTCTTTAGGTTTCATATATTCAGGACCCTTTTCATAAATCCCCAATCTATTTCCCATTAAAGAAAGATTATCATTAAATAAATTATAATGTTTTTTCATAGTCTTTTACAATTCCTTGTAAAATGCTTATGCACTCAAAAATAGTTTTTCTATAAAATTCAAAATCAACATCTTGAATTCGTAATCCTTCTAATTTACTAATTAATGGTAAAAAAAGTGGCCCAACGAATATCTCATTTAGGCCAACAATTTCTAATAAAACAGTATCTAATTGTTTACTCCAATCTTCTTCATGCTCACGCATTGGAATTAATTTCCATAATTGGTTGGTTAAACGCTGAGCATTTTTTTGAACATCTTCAACAGAAATATCAATATTATATTTATTCAAGAGCACTGTTTTGCCTCAAAACATCCCAGTTAGATCTATATCTTCCATCACTGACAATACGACGACGTTTATATAAACGTTGCATATGAAAACTATCTCTTCTTGATTCCTCCAAAAGAGCAAGCAATTTTTGAAGATGATTAGCTTGTGATGTCATTTTAAAATCTGAACCAGAATATTTCATTCTTGTATTTTCTATTGATGTTACTTGCCGCTGAACCCAACCCTATTTCATAAGCAAAGCAAGTATATTAATTTCTTCTGCTGTTAATGTTACATTGAAGCAAGACCTTTCAACAATTACATCGGGGGTTTCTGAAGTGGGATCTTCTAATAGATCATTCCAGACAACACCTATAATAAAATCTCCCTCTTGAACTTCATCTTCAGGGATTTCTACTACATTAATAGTATAATCTGAGATGCACTGTCTGGGAAATTCAAAACCAGGAATAGCATTAATCAGAAGACGTTGAAGATCTTTTATAGTATCTTCTGGAGTCAATTCCATATACATGTCATCTGTAATTTTTTCAAGAAAGCGATTATAAATAGTAGAAAATGGTGTTCCTTTATTTTCTGCCATTTATATTACCTCCTATTATTCCTCAGTTTTAACCTCTGGTTCTGCTTTTTTAATTACACGACGGCCTGTTGTTGCTGGTTTAACACGTCTTTGAGGAGCACTTGTTTCGGTTGCAATGCCGGCTTCGGCATCTTCTTGCTTCTCTTCCTCCACATGAGTAAGCGCCGCATTTACATCAAAACCAGTTTTATTTTTTAATGCACGTCTCTTCTCAATATCATTTAAAGGAAGAGAAACAGCAAACTGTCTAACCAAATCCATTACGCCTTGAGGGGCAAAATCAAGCATATCTAAAAATTCATCAAGACTACCATGCTGCATAATACGCACAATATCTTCTTCAGAATAATTATATTCTTGCTCTACTGGAATATTTAATTCTTTTTGAGCCTCTGCGCTTTGAATCTGTAAGAAATTGTTCATCATCATTTGTCCGCCTGGCTGATAAGAGAGCTTTTCTAACTCAATCATCGGAATAGCTTTAGTTTCACCAGGCATAAATTCTCTACGAATATTATCTTCCGGAATACGATAAATAACTACACCGGCACTTCTATTCTTAACTTTATAAATTTTATCTGCCATTAAAATAATCTCCTTTTTCTCTTAAAACAAATATAAGGGGAGAGGGAACAGTTCACCTTTAATCTCCCTCTCCCCCAGTAATATATCATATTAATTTTCTAGGTTTAAATTAAGAATTAGTCTCCAGAATTAATCTTACCTGTATAATCCTTAATGCTCTTATTATTCAAGAACCAAGTCTTCATCTGACCTACCAGTGAAGTATCTACATAAGCACAAATATTATTAGCGAGCATGCAAACAACGCCAACTTTCTTGTAGACCTGGATTTCACGAGAACGATCACCATGATTGGTCCATTCATCAACGATAGTATTGCCTTCAAATGCAATCTTGACAGGTTTTCCATCAGCGCCAGTTGGGATTACCCAAGCATAGCCAGGATCAATAACCTTAGTTTCATTTGTTTCATCTTCAAAGCCTTGCTCGAGAATAACAACTTGATGTCCCTTATAATTAGGAAGACGTCCATTATTCCAAAGCTGTTCCTTCATAGACTCAGTATATCTCCAAGCCTCTTGTGGGATCATCTTAACGGCAAATTCATAAGTACAATAAATTGTAGGTGTGCCATAAGCAGCAGCGATGGTAAGCAGACGATCCATAGCATCCTCATCAAATCCATTTGCAATAACTCTATTTGCAGGTGGAAGCTGATTGATAGAAGCTTTCAGAGCTTGTCCAACTTCTTTATAAATAAGTTCGTCCATACCTTCCATAACAATTCTAGTTACTTCGGCAAAATCAACACGACCATCAAGGAACTCTTCAAATCCGATTTGAGCAGCTCCACCGATTGCGCTTGTACGAACTTCGAAAGCCTCTTCGTTCTTACCAAGCTTGAATACTTCATAAATACCTGCAAGTCCAACACGAGTGATGAACTGTTTTGCACGTTGATTAGAAGTCAGCTTACGTCTAAACAGAATCTTATCTCCCTGTGCGAATGTACGAACTTCAGCGAACTGATTGTACTGTTCAACAACTTTCTTAGGAAGAACTTCGTCTAATGTCTCTTCAATAATACTGAAGATCATATTTTTATTTTCACGATATAAAGCGTATGTTCCTGCCAATTCATTCAGCTCTCTACGAAGAGTTTCATTAAGAGCTTCATAACTTAAATCCTGGCCACCAAAACTATAGGCAACAGGAGCGGAAGGATTAGCTTTAGCAACTTGCTTCATTAAAGCAACAAGATCTTTTCTATCTAACATTCTTTTATCCTCCTTCCTTTAATTAAACAATACGCATAATCTTAACACCACGTTGGTGATCAGGCATCGTATAAACTTTAACAACTTGCCATGTCATCTTATCGTCTTCACCTTTTACAAGGATTCCATCATCACCGACTTTAAGAGTATCGCCTACAGCAAGTGTAGTTTCTTTAATCATGTTAGTAGTAAAAATATCTCCAACATTAGTCTTTAATACACGAGGAACCATAGTTGTGCCTTCTGGCATAAACTGTGGACGTGTCTGAGACTCAATATGATATGGATCTTCATTGTAATGAAGTTCATACATATCTGGAGCTGCAGTTACATCATCATATTTATAAGTATTTTCGCCAACTGTAATACTATCATTACCATCAGCGTCAACACCATTGTAATAACGTGACTGTTTATTAAAGTTTGTATCATATGTATATGGATCACTTGAAGTTAATTTACTTCCATCAGCACCATATTTATCTCCACCAAATGGACTATAAATACGAGCCTGATAATTATCTTTGATCATTGCAAATTCACAATCATCTTGATGTTCACGATAAAGTTTAATTTCATTATATACAAGCATCCATTCACCTTTACCGGTGAAATTTACTAAGCCATTAGCATAATCATACTTGACGAACTGACCTTGCTCAAGTACTTCAATTTCAGGATCTGCAGGTAATTGTGCATAAACCTGAGAAGTTCTTTGAGCTGAAAGATGATTAGGCTCAACTTGGCCGTATCCCCACTCGACGAATCCGCCTGCGTCTTTACCGGCCTGGCTTTTGATATTCTTTGCAAGAAAATCTCTAAGCATTCTTCTATTTCCTCCTTGTTAGAATCAATTCATATCTTTCGCAACTTCCATAGCTGCCTTAACCCAAGCAGGGATGGTTGCATCTTTACTAGGATCATCAAAATTAAATGTCATAGATGGTCCATCTTTATGTGTATCATCCTCAAGGTCAAAGCTTACCTTGTTGCGAACACAAATAACAGAAAGTTTAGCCTCAATATCATCCAATGAATAAGTATCAATGTTCTTTACAACATCGGCTTTATCTTCATCAGAAAGCATATAGAATCTATTAATCATAGCTTCTTTATCTTTTCTTTCAGTTTCAAGTTTGAACTGCTTTAGAGGCTCCATTTCAGAAGTTAAATTATCATAATCAGCTTTTAGCTGAGTATAATCGGCTTCTAGCTTATTGAATTTTGTAAGAAGATCTTGATATTCAGCAGAATCTTCCAAAGAGAATTGTCCCTTTTTCTTTTTCTTCTTTTCATCATCGTCTTCTCCACCATTGTCAGGATCATCTTCTGGATCATCCTTATCGTCATCTTTTTCGCCAGAATTATTGCCTTCTGATTTATTGTCAGGATTAGGATTATTTCCTTGATCCTTTTTGTCCTCTTCTTCTTTCTTTTTCTTAAACTCAGTTTCAAAAGCTTCGACATCTTCAGCTTTGAACTGAGCTTCGCCACTGAAATCAGTTAGCTCGCTAACTTCTTCAGCTGGACTAAATTCATTATTTTCAGAAAGTGAAAAGTTTAAACGATAGAATTTATTATCTTCAACATTATGAAGAACAGCAAATTTCTGATCTCCCTCTACGTAGCAACCATAGATTTGCTGACCAGGAACCGCAGTCTCTACATAATTATAAAGATCTGTCCATAAAGAATCTCCAACTGTTACTGCATAAGTAGTGAACATTCTTGATCCTCCTTTATTAAGTATTTCCTTCAATTGCTTCATCATTGAATACATCTCACGTTTAAATTGAGACTCATCAAATGAAAATTGAACAACTGCGGGTTGTTCATCATAAGTGAATTCTCCGCCAGTAATAGTGGCGCCTTCGAAACAAGGCTCCTAATCTTCTCCTAAAATACAGAGATTTGTAATAACTGCTTCATTAACAATGAAAATTTTAGGCATTCCTCTATTATCTTTTGCCCATTCTGCTTTTAAAAATTCATTGTTTAAATTCATAGATTGATTGTTTCCTTTATCCAGAACCCTCTATACTTCTGGATACTGCCCAGTCCATAACCAACCCTCTGTCATTAGATATTCTCGCTCATATTTACCATCATCCAAGAATTTTTGGAACCAACATTTTGCGTTAAAATCAACAAAACCATAAGGTCTTGTTACTTCTCGCATGATGATTTGATGATTTTTAATATCAATCTGTTTGTTATGTTCTTCAAAGTCTTTTGCATATTCATTAAAGAACCCCACAATAGGACTCCCTGGCAAACTATTAGCGATTTGCTTGGCAGTTTCCTTAGTGATAATGCTCTTATTTCTATTGGGCTTATCACTAACATAACATACCTTTATCTAACATTTAGAGATCATTGGGTTAAGAGGAGTTAAGTTAATAAACTCACTAGGCGTAGTCATTTTAATACTTGTATGTTTTGGCATGTCAAGCCTCCTTAACTCTACGATTCTTTATTCTAAATTGTTTTTTCAGCTTTCTAACTGTCTGCTTTAGCAGGTCGCCCTGCTTGCTTTGTTTCAGTTGTTTTAGTTACTGTAGTCTAAGTAGAAGATTTGTTAGTTCCTCCTACAGGATTTTGCGAATTATTACTAGTTGTCTAACCTTTTTGACCCAAAATTGCATCAGGATTCATTGTAGACGACATTAATGGAGGAATCATAATCTCATTTAACTTCAGAACTTCATTCTCAAATGTAGCTGCATATAAGATAGAACTTTGAGAATGTCCAAGAGCAATTTGCGGGAGCATCTTGGAATAACCAATCTGAACCATTTCTTTATACTGTTTAGATAACTCTTTATAATTATACTGAGTAGTTTCTAAGAAATATAAATGATAAGTATACTTATTTTTATTCTTAGATAACTTAGATGTTACTTTATCATAAAAAATATTGAATTGAAGTAACAAAGCTCTCATAGTAGATTCGTCATCAAGAATTGATTTTTCAAGAGATAAATTACCATCAGTGTTAAAAATATTACGAGAAACACCAAAAGCATTGTAAACTGTACGTTCAATTTTCTCAAGATCATCTCGAGTTGTTGATGTGTTCTTATCAGCCATATCTTCTACATTTACTTCTGCAAAAGTGGTTAATACATCAACTCCAATAGCACGGCGCAACATTTCTACTGCATTATTATGAATATCTCTTGCTTCATCTACATCAAATATTAAATCACCATTTTTATCAAGCGGCAATTTTTGAATCAAGATTTTAAGAAGCTATTGCATCTGTTTTCTACGATCCAAATCCTAAGCGGCATCCAAGTCTAAGATTGCCGGAATTGCATTAATAAATAATGGTTGATCGCCATTCTTAAAACCAAATTTAATAGATGATCCTGGATCTAATAAATACCAGCTTCCGTACGGATCACCCAGATAGTCACGCGGCAATTTACCAGTTTTATATAATACATATCCCTTTTGGAAATCTTCAGGAAACATTTTAATCACACGCATTCTATATTCAGGATCGACAAAATATTCATCAAAAAAGCGCATGTTAAATTCAACTGCCGGTAAATCTCCTACAAAATAGCGGCTGCGGCAATAGTTGATAGGTAATTCTTGAATAACTAAACCGTCCTTATTCGGGAAAATATAGCCATAATATGCACCATTAATTATAGTACTAAGAGCTATATCCCCACAAACCTTCTTAATGTGAGAATTATCTAAAAATGATAATATGCTGTAAAAATCACTTAGAAGTTTTTTATCTGGTACTGTTGTATCAAACTTTTTTTCTGGTTCTATGTACCAATCATATCTATATAAAAAAGCAAAATAATCACAAATTCTGGCATAAATACCATTAGTACGATAGAAGAAATTCGAAATCTCTCGCATAAGCGGAAGATTTCTTTCTGCCATAGCTTTGAAAATAATTCGTTTATCGCCAAAATGGCGGTAATTCTTTTTTAACCAACCAAGATCAAGGACTGCATCCTCAAGGGTCTTAGTCCCCACTGTAATGTCTCCATATTCTAGAGGTCTATTATCTATATGGCTAATTCGACCAGAACGCATCATATCAAAGCCTTTTTTATGGAGTTCTTCCTATCTGTCTCTCACAGCATTGTACCTCCTTAATATCCTGCTTTATGCATTATATAGTCATATGAAATAAGATTCTCCTCTGTATATGGAATTTCAATTAATTTAATCTCATGCTATCTACAATAATTTCTTTTCTATCTATCATTATATTGTTGCTAATAAAATCCTTTCTTTCCGCCATACTTTGCGCTTGGTTCATAATGTTGTTTCCCTTGATACTCAATGATAAAATCAACAAAATTATCATCATCAAAAACAACAAAATCAAAGCGCAATGGGCGGCCACTGGTGCTTCTTAATCCAGGAAAAGAATATTCCATTTCATAATTAAGACCAGATTCTTCAAGGATTTCATGGATTTTAATTTCTCCGCGACTAGCGTCCATAATATCCTCCTTAGTTAAAGAAAGCCCAATCTTTAGCATTAAACTTCTTTTTCTTTTTCTTATTATCTTCTTCTACTTTTATGTAATAAAGACCATATTCAAAGGCAGAAAATTTATCCTTTTTTATTCCTCTATTAGCTTGTTTCAAAATAATATTGACACCTTCATTTTCTTCACGAAGGTTCATCATTTCCTCTTTTAATATGGAAGTTAGGGTAAATGGTTTTAAATATTCTGCCCTTTTCTCAGGCGTCATATTTTGACCAACTTTTGTCCCCATTAATTTTACCTTAGCAACACGTTCGTCTATAAGCAACTTTACTTTTCCAGAAGAGAGCTATGTCTGAACATTTGAATGTGCCTCATTATTAACAGGAGCATTAGCTTTAATAATATAAAGAGCATCTTGTTCACAATTTGCAGTTCGATATTTCTTGTATTCATCAACTGCATCATCTTGAGTTCCGCCATAAACGCCAAAATCGGGCCAGATTTCGTTGGTATCAGGATCAATTTGTGGCTTAACTAAATAATCAACAAAACCAATTCCCATACCATTACCATCGACTACAAGTCTTTTAGCTTTATATTTATAGAAAAGTTTCTTAACTTTTATTGCCTAATCTTCAAAATGTTCATCTGAAATAGTATAAATATTAACGAGCTATTTAGTTGACACTCCTTGCGGCTATGGAGTTACTTTAAATACATTTACTACTGAATCACAACCTTTTCGGCCTACGTCCATAGATAAAATATAAAATGAAGATTTCGAAGCACGACCAGAAGCTTCATATTCGGGTTGCTTCAAAATTCTATTTCTCGTAAAGATTTCTTCATTAAAGAAAGCATCTTCGACTGTACCAGACCACTTTGATTCATACTCACGATCGAAGGAAGCTTCATTGAATGTACCGTCCATTTTTAGATCGCGCACAAAATTTTTATCAAGTAATTTCATAAGTACAGGAATACGATAAGTACCACCCATAACAAATGATTTTTCTGGTTTAACAATCTGCCAAACAAGTAGCTGGATAAGTTTATCATAAGGGAATGTATTCTTCCAGCCAGCAGTAGTAATATATAATTGTGATTTATTAAGTTGCTCTTCTGGATGCGTTGATCCATCCATACATAAACGGGAAACGTTCATAGTAGGTATAATAACTTCTGATAAAATTGTTCCATCAACACCGGCACATTCCTCAATAACTCCTGCATGTCGACGCTTACCACGAGAAGTTTCTCTTGCGGCAATATTATCAAAGTAACTACCTGATTTAAAAACATATTTACAATAATCTTTACCTTCAAGAGTTACACCACGACTCCAATCAATCTCATTATTGAAAGCGGGAATAAGTGTACATATCTCTTGAACTTTTTCTTTCATGATTCCTGCAGCCTGTTCTTTACCTCCAGAAGTAACGAATAACTTACATTTTGGATATAGGATGCAACGAATCATGAGAACCATCATTGATAAAAAGGATTTTGAATACGCACGAGGAAAAACCGCATAAACATATTGATAGCGCATAGCTATGCGCAAAAACACTCTTTGATAAAAGAAAAAGTGAAAATCTTGCGGATTTCCTTGTTCCAAAAGCCAATCAACAAACATATCTGGGTATTCTCGCCAAAATGCTATATATTGACGAGCTTGGGGGATAATTGCGCGCACACGCTCTTCAGAAAGTCCTACTTTCTTACGCTTCTATTGAAGATTTAAAACATCTTGTAGCTTCATTTAAGCCCCGATTTAACGATTGCGGCAATAGCCTCTTCGTCATTTGTAGATTCTTCTTCAACGAAATCATTAAATTCGTCAAAGTCTTGATCTTTTATTTCTTCAATAGAATCAAAATCGAGAAGCTCATCATCAATATCTTCATCTTCTTCTTTATTCTCTTCACGCACCATTTCACGGACGGCACCCTCAATCAAATTACCAAGGTTCATTTCTTCTACAACAAGGGTTTTTGTATAATTTTGAAGATCAAGAATTGTTTCATCTACTCTATCTTTTGGAGAGTCTGTGTAATAGCGAGGAATAAAGCCATCTTTTTCACAGAGTTCTACTAATTCAGAAATTGAATCAATAAACTCTCCTTTATCTTTTTTGTTCTGTGCGGCTGTAAAGTTACCTGATTTCATTAATTGGTCATACATAGATACCATCTTCTTTGCTGAATCAATATCGCCCATGTCCAATAATTGATTTGATTTAAGAGATGTTTTACAGGCGAGTTTTAAAGTATCTTCATGACCAGCGCCTTGTACATCATAAGAATCCATCATGTTTTGATAGAGAGATTCAAGTTGTACCCATTCATCAGGTTTATAAGATTTTCCCCATTTTGTACGAAGATAAACTATTTCTTCGTCACTTAATTCAATGCCGAGATCAGATGAGTCATCATACGTTGCTGAAGTATAGCCATCGCCAATCGGTTGTTCTGGTTGAGCTGGTGTATTTGGTGTTATATAGCCTGGTAATTGAGGCTCTTCGAGGTGCTCAGCCGGCACAGTTACCATTTGATTAGCTATTGCTTCATCTATTTGAGCTGAAGAATAACCTTGATGGGTCATCGCTTCACGCATCTTCTTTTCTTCAAGACGACGAATAATTTCATTATCTTTCCAACGCTTATCTTTATATTGTGTAAGTCTCATCTTAGAAAGATAACGCCCAATAATAGTTGTTCCAGTAACCTTTTTAGGATCAGCGCCATAATCGGCAAGTAATTTATCCCATTCGCGTTGAACATATGGAACATCACATTCTTGAAGAATCCATAAATATGTTGGTGGATCCCAGTTATTTACGTGCATTGTTATGCACTTCTTACATTGATTAAGTTTCCCAGAAGGATATTTTTCTAAATTATGTGAACCATAAAATTCCTTATCGCTCATGGTTCTTTTGCATTTTTCACAAAAACATTGTCCCATAAAAAATACCTCCTTATTATTTTATAAAATTAGCAACCAAAAATTATGATTTCTTGGCCTTAGCATTTCGGCACTCTTTACAAATTGAATAGAAACCATCTTTTGATGTTTTATTCTTCGAAAAGTATTTATTATGTGCTAACTTTATTTGCCCACAGCGACTACATCTCTTATATTTACCTTTTTCGACAGCAAAATAATGCCAGTCGAGAAGTTGATCTTCTGCTGCTGATGCAATAAGATTGGGGATCTTTTTGCGCCAGAGAGAAGAGATGTATTCAAGAGAGTGAGTTTTACCAAAGCGAGCAAGGAGATCTTGTTGGATTTCTATGTTCTGCATTCCGTCGATTTTATCTACCACTATTTGGTGGTAAAGAGGCTCGTCGGCAAGAGCGATTTCGGCAATTTCGTCAAAGGATTCCATTAAATAATATAGGTCTCCCTCAAACTGTCCATAGGAATGTTCTTTGAGTTTTGAATAGCTACAAAGAATTGCTGAACACACCTTTGGATTGCATAAAGAGAAACCCTCTGGAACAATATACCCTTCTGAATCGAAGTGATAGCTGCTATCTAATTTTAAATAGTGTTTTGAACGAGTTATCTTGTTGAAGCGAATAGGTTGTCGATAAGCATCTTTTATGATGTATTGATCTTTTCGCATTTCAATGAGAGTCTTCTTTATAATGAACCGATCTCTTCCCTAAGCAGTTTTTAATTTTTCTTCCCACATATTAATGGCTTCGCGCAATTGTTTTAAAAATGGAATTTCTTCTATGTCTTTTTTTGTTATACTTACTTTAGGTTGAAATATAGTTCCTTTACTTTCATTGATTAAATTATAGATTCCGTCTTCGCCATTTTCAAGTGTGGAAACAAGACCTTCAAAGGAGGTTTCTCGCTTGTTAATTGTGACCATGTGGTTTTCTGTGAGTATTTTTTTCTCCTTTTTCTCTTGTTTCTCCATACAGAGAACGAGATAGTCAGCAAGAATTTCTAAATATGCCGGATTGGGATTAGGGTTTTCGGCAAGAATTTTTTTGACTAATTCGTTTCTCTCTTCTGGAGATTCGATGGTATAATCGAGTTTAATCATCTATTTACCTCCAGATTTCTTAGTATTTTTCAACTAGCTTTATTATAGCTAAAAATTTGGACAAAGTCAAACAACAGTTGAAAAATTAAAAATTTTGTGATATAATATTTATAAATAAAGAATGAAAGGAAATTTTGCATATGTTAGCAATTTATAAGTATAAGGTTGAGGGCAGCTACACTGAGGTTAGAGCAAATGTTATACAATGGCTGGATGTTGGGTGGCAGGAAAGAGAAGGTTGTTTTGTAGCTTGGGCGCTAGTCAATCCAAATGATCCTCCACGCTATTATTTGATTAAATTGATTGAAACTGGAGAGAACATTGGTGATACGGAGTTAGAGGGCTATCGGTATCTTGGTTCAGTAAATTTAAATATTTATGTGAGTCATTTCTTTGTTGCAGAAATAAATCCTAAAACTAAGGAAGTTCTTGTTGATGAGAATAGCTATGAGCCTTTTGTGAATAAGGATGAGTTTAAAAATAATAAGAACTTTGATTTCACTTGGAGTCCAGATCATTTAAGTTGGTTAGATCCTAATGTACTTGAAAATTTTTTTAAAGAGGATGAGTTTTTAAATAATTATGAAAAGTAATAGAGCAGGAAGAGATTTTATTATTGTGTTTGTGTGCCTAATTGCAGGGATGCTGTTAGGCCGCATTATAATAACTAATTGGAATACAAAAGTTGATAAAGAAGTTGAAGAGGTACTAAGTCAAGTTGTTATGCTTGATGTACCTCCGATTGATAATGCCGTAAGTGATTTTTTGATTGAACATAAGAATTATGATAAAAAATATTTGACAGCAATTGATATAAGTGATAAGAGTTATGGCATTTATGAACTTAATGAAAAAAATGAGATTAAAGCTTTTGCACATGGTAAGTGTTTGAGTACAGGTGATGCCGCAGAAGGTATTTATTATATTGAGAAGACTATTAGCCATGTTGATGTTGATAATGTAAGATATTGGCGAGTCGTTGATATGACGGGAGATTTAGTTGTTACTTCTGGAGGTTATGAGATTGCCGATTTGCCGGAGACTAAGGTGGATACTGATGGCTTTGGAAATATAATGATTGATAGTGGAATTATGTTAACAGTCTATGATAATAGCGAACCTGGAATAGCATTGGTTGTGATTGAAAGTCAGAAAGTTGAGAAGAGCGATGATAATTGATGTTAAATATAAGCCTGGTGATAATATTAGATATATTGAAAGATTACGTCATGAAGTTTATGGGCCGTGCCCCTGTTGTGATCAAGAAGGAGAAATTGTTGGCGCTGATGGAGAAAAATATGAGTGCCCAAACTGTGAAGGCTCTGGAAAAGTTTATGAGGGAATGATCGAATCTGAAGAAGAGAAAACAGGAACAATAAAAACTTTTGCCGTAAATTATAATAGTGATATGGAATGTTATCATGGGAAACCTTGGATTTATTATACAATTCCACAAAGTTCACATCATATTATGCAAGACGATGTTATTGAAAAAATTTATAGTAAAGAAGAATAGATGGCTTATAGTGATTAATGGGAATGCTTATGCATTCCCATTTTTTTTATATATAGAACTCCGTGTTCGATTTTAAAATTCGATTTAGGAAGAGTTGTGACCAGAGCAAAACGAAAAACAAAAAGAAAAAAAATTTTTTCCCAAAATACACCCCCCACAAAGTATCTCGGTAAACATCTACTAAAAGTATTGCCGATTTTACTGAGAAAGCTATAGCGAAGGCCTCCAACACCTCCCAATTGGCGGGCCGGCAACGACTGTCGCAGGCCCTGATTTCGCGCAATTCAGACATCTGCAAAAACCTTTTGCGATTTGTCAGATAATTCTAGTAGAGCTGTTCTTCCCAATACTCGGCACATTGCACAACTCTAGCCCATGAATTTTATGCATTTTTTTCTACAAAAAGTATTGACACATACACCGGCTTGTGCTATACTTTAATCATCAAGAGAGGAAAGCACTCCAAGAGAGAAAGAGAGGTACACAACATGTTCACAAAGGTAGCGACTATCTTAGCACTCATGGCAACACTCAATGGCACGCCAGTAGAAGAGCACAGCATGTACGTGCGCACCATGGAAGTCACACAGCTTGACTACACACAGGACATTGTTACATGCATAGATGCAGTAGGGTACGTGTGGGAGTTCTATGGATGCGAGGACTACGCAGAAGGTGACCTTGTAGCATGCATGATGGACACGATGGGCACAGAAGACACAATCCTTGATGATGCAATCATCGACACATACTATACAGGTTATTGGGTAGACTAACTACCCAATAATTTGTAAAAAAACTCTTGACAGACCGGACAGCCTATGTTATAATTAAACCATC